AGGCTTTGGTAGCAGCATCTTGTGCGTCAGTTGGATCTGTAAGTCCTGTTATCCTACCTGTAACAGCAACACCATCTGTGCTTGTTGCCAGTTTTGCTGAGTTCTCAAATAAAAGTGTAGCAATACCGTTTGCGGCTGATATAGCAGTATTTGCCAATGCGCCATCTTGTATTCTAACTGTGGCACCGTCTAAGATTAAAGTGCCTGTGTTGTTATCGATGTTACCTGTTGTGCCACTGTGATATATTCTCATATCATTATCAGTGCCAAACCTAACTTCCTCATTATCGTCAAGGTCAATAGGTTTAGTAAGTGCTGATGAGTTTAGTGTGCCATTTGAACTGTCTACTAATAGTGTAGAGTCAGCGGCAACAATATCTATTGACTGCGATGAACCGCTTGGGATAACAATACTAGAAGTTGCATTTGTAATAGCAGTATCAACTTGTGTTTGTGTGTAAGCATCTGTTATGCCATAACCTGATAGTGTAGTTGGTGTTCCTGTTAAATCACTAAATGCACTTGCAACACCAGTTAGAGCACTACCATCTATTGCTGGCAAAGCGCCTGTTAAGTTTGCTGCTGGGATTGTTCCACTAACACCATCTACTAACAGTGTTGAATCATCTGCAAACACGCTACCTGTCATATCACCATCTAAACTTGATGCAACACCTGCTGTGATACCAGTAAGAGCACTACCATCTATAGCAGGTAAACTACCTGTAAGCACACTAGCATCAATAGCACCTGCACCACCTGATCCTAATTCTACTTTAAGGTCATCTATTTCGCTGGCAATCTGTGCATCTGTTTGTGCAATGTTGTAAAGATCTAATATACCAGATGCTGCTACACTTGTAGGCTTGCCACCCAAATTATCCCAGGTAGCAACACCTGCTGGAACTGTGCCAGTTAATGCATTTGCATTTACGCTGTTTGCACTGATATCAACAAGTGTTGTTCCGTTTTCGCCTACAATGGTTTGTACAACAATACCTTCATACAGTTCTGTAAAGTTGGCATTGATTTTGATCATTGCATCACGCAATGGGTCTCCTCTACCATCACCTGCTGTTGTTCCTACGTTGATAACCTGCTTAGCCATTATACTCTCCCTACCACAATCTCAACAACACCTCTATCTTCGGTGTCTTTTGTACCAACTGCTTTACCAAGCACTTCACCTACGCCTGGGGAGTTATTCACTATCGCATAACCTGGTACGGCACTTGTAACCAGCATATCACCTTTCTTTACAGTGCCAATAACTTTACAAGGCACTCTACCTTGTAATGCTAGTCCTACAACGTGATCACCTTCTAATGCGCTGTTCATCAAGTGTGCTGGATTAGTTGTTACAACACCTGCTACACTTGTTTGTCCTTTAGCAGTACACACTGTAACTTCGGCATCACCACCAAACACAACCACTGTACCTGGTTCATAGTCTGCATCACCCAAATAGTTTTCTGCCAAGTCAGCGTATAGTGCTTCTGTTGCAGTACCATGGAATGTAGTTGCCCATACAGCATTATATTTGTTGCCTGTTGCACCAATACTTACACCGTTGTCAGCACCACTATTTGTTGGGCCTAATATATTACCAGTGTGATCTATTGTACCCACATTACTAAAGTTACCAGTTGCTGTCCAGTTTGCTGTGCCACTTATAGCACCACTTGAGAATGCAATACCTGTCATACCTGCAAGTGTGGTGCTAGTGCCGCCTAGTGCAATAGTTGTTGAACCAATTGTAATATCATCATTTGTGAGTTTACCGTTAGCAATACCACCTGTTGCTAATGATATCCATCCACCAGTTGCAGTAAATTCTGCACTGTCAAAACTTGCAAGTCCTAAATCTGCTTGTGTAATACCAGTAGCATTTGCTCTAGTAGTTGCAGCATTCATATCTAACTTGCTTTGTTCAATCGCAGCAGTCGGACTAATGTCATCATTTGTAATACTTTCTGATGCAAAACCGATTGTAATTTCGCCAGGTGTAAGTGGATCATAGGTTACTTCAATATCGCCTGTAACTGTACAGTTCTCACTTTCTTGATCAGTTCCTGTGAATACAAGTAAGTCACCTCTAACTGCTGTTCCGGTTCCTGTAATAGTTACGTCACCAATGTCATTGATTTCGTCAGTGTTATCTTCAAAGTATTGAATGTTGACAGCATCGGTTGGCTGTGCAGGATCAGGTGCTGCTAATCCAGTCAATGTGTTTAGACCCATGTTCAGCGTACCAGCCATTGTGTCGCCTAGTTTGAAAATATAACCACCGCCAGTTGGAATAATGCCTGTGGTTAATGCAGTACCATTTCTATCTCTACCTAAACGTGCATTAATATATCCTTCAACTGCTGTTTGTGTAGGAACTGCATCACCTTTAGCATCTGTAAACGTTGCATCGTTGCTAAACTCATTAACACGAACACCACGTTTAAAACCAATACCGTCAATGTTTGTAAGAACAAGTGCAGCATTAAATGTAACACTACCTGTACCTTGGTCAACTGTAAAGAATCTACCAACACGGAAGAAACCATCTTGGTCTGTCATAACAGTAAACACACGCCCTTTTGTTCTTTCTTGGACTTGTGCAGCACTGTTAAAGCCTTCACTGTCGATAGCATCGTTTGTACTAATTGCACTAGTACCAAATGGCTGACCATAAATGCGTTCTGGATAGTTTGCAGTGTTAAACCCACCAACACCAATATCCAACATATCGTGTCCTGTTGCACGACAGGTTGAAATATTAACTGTGATTTCACCTGCTTCGCCATCTGCAAGTCCGGCTTTCAAAACCAATCCATCTGTAATTAATGTGCTTAATCCTAATCCTCCATATGCACTACCACTTAGTGCAGGTCTATTGATATCTCTATTTGCAACATCAGATATTTGAATAACACCAACTTCTCTGGTGCCACCACCACCAGCTGGATAATCATATACTGCATAGCCGTCAATTTGATGTAGTTTACCTCCCCAGGTAAAAATCATATCTGCATTTAACAATCTATCTTCATCAGTGGCATCAACTGGACTGATTGCAATAAATCTACTACCATCTGTACTTGTTGTTGCTGCTGTGGTACCCATTGTGATTGTACCACTTGTTGTCACTGCACCAACTATATCGGTGTAATTTGGATTCACAGTAGCATCAGTATCAAATTGAGTTTCTGTAGCGAGTAAAGCATCTCCACCTCGATCAACTGTAATGTCGATATATCTAAAGTTGCTATCAAAAGTAACCATACGTTGATCTGTGCCAACAGTTACACCATCTGTGATTGTGTTACTAAATGAAATAGTTCTATATACATAATCAGTAGTATCAGCAGTGAATTGGAATGCTGTACTTGGACGTACTGGTAAATCTTCTGCAGGGAAGTTGTCGAGCAAAAAGTTTTGTTTATGTCTTACAACCAACCTAGTATCGTGTGGTGTATCCTGTTGTAAACCATTTGATGCAGTACCTTCTAGTCCAGTACCAAAGTTAAATCTCCAAACGATACCACTCAAACCTGGTGTGCTTGAATCAATTCTTGGTATACCAGAAGTTACACTGGCTGCTGTAATTATGCCGCCGTCTGCATCATCAATAGTTACTGTACAATCTTGTGCTGGAGTTGCACCGCCTAACAGATCTCCTGGAATTTGTATAGTTTCAAGAGCTGCATAGGTACCACCTGTTCCTGGGCTTACAATTTTTACTTGGTAAGTAGGAGTTGGATAAGCAATTTTACTTATTTCAAGCACAGCACCGGTACCTGTACCAGCATAAGTAATACCTACGGCTGTATCTAGATCAATTTCATATCCATTGAATGTAAACCCTGCATCTGTAGCATTTGTTATTTCATATGGTTGATATAAGTTTACATCGTGGTATACTTCTACTTCACTGACATTGTTTGGGAATCCATTTAGATCATATGCGTACATAAACAATGAATCCTCTGGTGCATCTAATGTCACTGTTTCAACACTTGCAGGAATACCTACATCAGTAGAAGTTGGTGTTGTGCAAGTATTTGTTGTATTAAATGTACCTGTAGTTGTATGCACATATATTCTTCTGGGATCACCAGTTACTACATCTTCTTCACCTAAAATACTGATAATACCTGTAGCGTTTGCAGCTCTTGTAGCTTCACCTCCACTTGTATATGCTGTGTAAGCTGTGCTGTCAACAGTAGTTGTTAAACCTGAATCTGTATAAAGAGCAAAAGTAGTTGGACTTAAAACATCTACATAAAAGTTATTTTCATTTACTTCAGTCATACCAAGTACATCAGTTATTGTAATCAAATCGCTGTCAGACAATGTATGGGCAGAGCTGGTTGTAACCACAGCAGGATCTGCTTGGGTAATACCTGTGATTGTTTTATTAATGAAACCTTGTGTTAATAACTGTCCTTCTGAAATTGTACCTGTGATAGGAATATCAGGACCAGCAAAATTTAAGTATCCATCTGCTCTAAACGTTTTAGCAGGGAATACCATATCTGCTCCTAAGTTTACACTAGTTGCAATCTCATCTGGGTCAGCACCTTCTGCAACCAGTCCAAAGAAACCATAACTGTTGTTACCAGCAATACTACGAATCTGTGAACCATCTGCTGCAAGATAACCTGTATGACAGTAGTATGTAAACATACTAACAAGTTCTGATAACGCATTGTTTATAGCAATACAACCATAACCTAAGTCGTTGATTTGTGTAAAGTCGTTAGCAAGCATTGATCTGTTACCACCACTTTGTACAAAAATATCAATGCCTGTGCCACTGGTCCAACCTTGTCCTTCTGCAACTGTTGCAACATTACCACCACCTGTGTAAGTTGAAAATCCCGATGTTGTGTCTAATGCAACTGTTAATGAAAGGTTTGTGTACAATTCAACTTTGGTTGGTTGTCCACTTACAGTTTTAACATAGTAATCATTGCCGTTGATTTCAGTCATACCATTGACGTTGCTGAACTGTATTCTATCACCATCACTGAATGGATGGTTAGTTGTAAATGTAACCACAGCAGGACTTGCCTGTGTAATATCGTCAATTTCTCTAGTAATTCTGTCTGCAACATTACTGGTTTCATCTAGTACAAACGTTGCTGTACCTGTAGCCTTATCATAGTTTGTAATAGTATTAACCTGATATCTAGCACCGTTGTAAAAGAATGGAAACGGAGTAGGAGGTTTTCTAACAAACAAGCCTTCGCCTGTTGGAGAGCTTACAGTAATGTTAAATGCACTAGTTACAGTGTCTACAGTTACAGGCATATTACCTGCATATCCATCAATAAACAATCCACCTGCAAAGTTCCTACGTGTACCTTTTGATTGTGAGAAACTTGAACCTGTTTGACAGTAAGGTGATCTAGTTAGGATCTGTCCTTCTGGATCGAGCACCATCATAAAGCCGCCGTGTCTTTGCACTGTTAGGTTTCTAACAATAGTACCATCGTTACAAAGCAACACATCCATTTCGCTGTTGTTTAATGGTGGGTTGTAACTTGCGTCAAATGCAAAAACAACACAATCAACCAGTGCATCAGAATTGGTTTGCGCATCTGTCTCTGCTGTATAATCTGCGTCAGTTACCTGTGCAACAGAACCTAAAGTAGTATAACTGCTGGTTCCACCGTTGATTAAAACGTGAGCCATGATTGTTTTTAGGTTTGTAAGTGCTGCTGCTGTTTGTTGTTCTTGACCTGATACAGATCCTTCGTAGTATGCACCTTGATTTGTAAGTGTAACTTCTCTGCCACCTGTCCTCAAATCGCTGATAAAGCCATCAACAATCAAACCAGTATCACGTCTACATTTTGTTTCATTGTAAACAAAACCACTCCAAATGCCTGCGCCACCTGCTACTTGTGCATCTATATATTCGATAGTTTCTTCAATAATATAATCTTTGTTTAGTTCGATTAATCTTGCTGCTTGATCAAAATCACCTGGATTTGATGCTGCATCTGTTCCTACTTCTACCGGAATGCTTGGATCTGCAAGATAGTGATAACCATACTTACCATTCTTTCCACTAATTGGGTGTACAAAGGTTGTACCACCGCCAGTTGCAGTCACATTAAAAGTAACATTAGCAGCACCACCGCTACCTAGTTGTGTATCAGCAATTGTAATTGTTTCGCCAACAATAAATCCATCACCGTTATTTGTAACAGTAATGGTTGTATTTCCAACTCCATCTACAACTACACTAAATTCAGCATCAATACCATCTCCGTTGCTGTCCCATTGATCGTTTAGGATAGTATATGTTCCAGCAGCTCTTGATCCATCTGCTGCTGCTGTGCTTATTGTGCTAATAGGCGAATATGCACCAGGCAAATCATCTACCACTGCATCTCTATAGAAATATGTGTTAGCCCACACACTCTGTGATACACCTGGTTTTGGTCTTAGAACAACTCGTCTAAATTCGTCACCTTTGATACTAACATTTTCTGGAAGTTTAATGGGAAGGTGTTCATAGTAAATACCAGATTCTACACGGACTGTAACTTGGTTATCTCTAGTTAAATTACCGTACTCGAGTTCTTCGCCAACTATAAATTCAATTGGTTCTACAAGATCCACTGTTATTCTATCAGTAGTACCTGTTGCAGTTCTAGTATAGTCGGTTATAATGCCCTTTGCACCACTAAGTCTACCAACAATAATTTTACCTTCAATAAGATCACTGTTTCCTTCTAGACCTTGATCTACACTGTCGTATGTGCCATTTAAGAAATCAAATGTGTAACCTGTACCAGTACCTGCTAGTGCAACGGTTGTGCCACCTATGATAGATATAACTTCTTGGAAACGATCAGCATATGAATCATATACTGCATCTCCAGCATTCAATCCTAGTTCACTTGTTAGCAGTGCAAGCACTCTTGATCTAGCCAAAGCAATACTTTGTGTTGTAGCATCACCTTGTGTTGTTTTTGCTTTAACTGCACTAGGGTTGGCATTGTATCTTAGCCCAGACCATCTTGAAAGATAGTTGACATTTTGTCCTGCTAAAACGTCTAAACGCACACTGTTAATGATTAACTTAATGTCTCTTTTACAAGTATCAACATCATAAATTAAATCTGGAAAGGTTAATGCAACATATTCTGCCACATCTTCTTGCACTGTTTCGATATAATCCTCAACAATAGGACTTGCTGTTGCTGCTACGCCGCCGCCCCAAGCTGTGAAACCTGTAATAGAATCAATTTGTGTATTAAGTGTTTGTTGTTCGTAAGTAATAATCTGAACATAGGGACCTGGTTCAAATGGAGTTGATTCAATAATCTCACTTGCCCTGGTCATTGCTGCATTTATACTTGAATATGCATATTGAGGAGAACGTCCTTCTTGACCTGGAGGCGTACTTCCTTGATTATCATCACCTGTAGTAGCAACATATATATTTGTAGCACTGCTGAAACCTTGTGTATCTACATATAGTTTTGTTACAGCCTGTAAATCATCTTTGCCATTTGGAGTACCGAAGCCTTCTAATGGATTAGGATGGTCTGACAAATATAGCGTGTCAAGCATACGTCTGTTTTCTTCGCTGCCTGCTCTTGTAATTACTTCTTCTGTACGTGGAACTTGTGCGCCACTTGCACCTGCTGGTACTTCTAATGCACCAGTCATAGTATCGCCAGCAATGTTTACATAGGTATCATTGTTATAACCTATGCTTGGAATAATATTATCTGCGTTGATTGGAGATTTTGCAGAATGTGTTGTGTTCCAAGCGGTAACTAGAGTGTTGATATCATCGCCTGTACCACTTGTGTTTCTTAATGGAGTGTTTGTATTGTCATCGTATGCTGCAATGCCTTGGAATGCTGATGGTGCTGATAGGGTAGGATCAGGATCTCTTTCAATATGAGGATCATGAATAACAGCTTTTAGTGTACCACTTTGATCTGGGGTTGCTGGATCAACATCATCAAATTCAAATCTTATACTGTTGTTATTTCTACCAGCTTCTTTTGTATCGCCGTTATCAAGAGCATCACTAATAAATTTATAAAAACCAATACCTGTTTCTGTTTGATTTACTGCTACAACGCCTCCTGCGTTACCAAGATAACTATCAGGTGTGTCGTCAATATTCTTAAAAGAAATACTGCCTCCTAATCCAAACACAGCATACAGTTCTTGGAAGTTGTCGTTTACCTTACGAAAACTTTCACGTATACTATCACCTGTACCGTCGTTACCCTCAATGCCGATATCAATTTCTTTTCTTGCCATTTAATTTTTCCTTAAAACTGTGGTACTAAACTGTCCATATCAAAATTTACACTTACTCCACAACCACACGAACTGTGTGCATTTGGATTGCGTATTTCAAAGTTTGCTCCAACTAAACTTTTTACATAATCTACTTCTGTTCCAATTAGGAACATTAAACTATGAGCTCCTACCACAAACGCACATCCGTTTGCTGTTTTTACTACTTCGTCACCTTCTTCTAAGTCTGTTGGACACGCAATAGTTCCCCATTCGTATTCAAAACCTGCACAACCACCGCCTTTGATGTTAAGAGTAATGCCATAGCATTCATTCTCCTCGCTCAAAAGGTCTATTTGTTTCTCTGCTGCTGGTGTTAAAGTTAGTATGCTCATAGTGTTCCTTTCTAGTATTTATCGGTGTATTTTATAATCTTAATGTAAATATAGTTATGTTTATAAAAGAATATTTAATTGATACTTGGCATATGCGCCGTAGTAAACTAGGAAAGCAACACACATATAATCGTAAAAAAACTATGGTTATACTCAAATGTGATGCTTGTGATACAGAATTTACTCGTCCAAGAGGTAGTATGGATCCAAAAAGACTAAGCAACAATTACTTCCACGTATGTGAAAACTGTGATGCAAAACGTTTTGCTCAAAAACGAGGTGTAAGTGCTAAAAAAGTTTGGACTTTAAAAGCAAGTAGCGATATACCAATTAACAAATTATAAATTCCATCCGTAGTCATACTTCTGTGCAAAGTAGTACATTTTTCTATGGATATTGTTGTATGCATTTTTTGTTACATAAATTACGTTATCTCTTTGGATTTTAGGATCTTGTTTGCAAAATTCTACTTCGAAGTCAAATGATTTATTGTGATGGTCTATGCTACCAATATTTTCATAGTATGTTTCTTGCATCCATTTTTCTAATTTTTCTAATTCTTCTAACTTGAAAACTTTTACCTTGTCACCTATGTGCATATCTGGTGTTATACCACAATGCCACCAGTAATCCGCCCAATCGACACGATTTGTTAATTCGTTGTTTATTATAGAAAAAGGATTATTAATTACTTGGCAATGTTTTTCAAAATCAAATGGCAATCCAAAATGATATTTAAACATTTTGTATCCACTTAGTACCCAAGATAAAGGACTGCGGACTGTAGCAAAGGCAGTGTAACCTTCTGGTATATCAGTTGTTAATTTAGGAAAATATTCCCAATCTTCGTCAACTTTGAATAACCATTGGGTGACACTGTTTCCTCCGCATTTAGGTGTGAATATGTGTATTAATTTTTTCTTATGATTTATTTTAGAATCAAATATTATTGACGCCAAATAGTCCACGCTCCATATGCAATAGCTGCATATGCAATAAGTGTTGTTAATGGTGAAAAGATAATGATAGCTGCACCTGCTGCCACCATTAGTACTCCGTCAACAGTTGAACGTTGTTTAATACGACTGTCTATCCATTTTTTGATCATTACGTATTCTCCTAATGTGTTTGTCTTGCTCAAGCACGGTTTGTTCTAGTCGCTTGAGTTTTTCTTCCAATGCTTGTACATAAGCATAAGTTGGAATCTGTTTTTCAGTTTCATCTTCGCCAAGCATAGTGAAACTGTTTACACCAGCACCTTTGAGTCCGCCTAGCACACGGTTAGGATTTTTATCTCTTGTGATCGCTTGTGGAGCCTTTGCTCCATACATTCTTGCTAAATTCATATTGTATTTATGCTGCCATACGTTTTGACTCTTCAGTTATACTGAAAAGTTGTCCACTTGCTAAATTTTTCATCTTTGCTTCTACCATAATGTCTGCCCACTCCCAATGTGACAAAGCCCATTCGTTGCAAGCATTATTCCAACAGTAATCACTGTGTGCTCTTAGTTTTTGTTTTTTATGTCCGGATTCAAGTAGTATGTCTAAGTTTGGTCGTACACTTGGGTCAGCATCTTGGAGGTTAGATTCACGGCAAAGGCTGTAATGCATAGCAGGACGCTCACCCCGCCAACTATCGATAATACGGTATATACGGTCATCATCTGGTTCAATGTATTCTCCTGTTTTCACCCAATGGTGATGTATGTCTAGCACCAAAGCGAGATCGTCTGCAAGTTCGAGGCTTGCATCGAGTCCCCATGATACCTCGTCATTCTCGATCGTGATTGTATTCCGTGCTTCTGGGGATAGTCTTGGCAGCACGTCTTTGATGCCTTGCGGACCTTTTCGACCCGATATGTGGACGTTGTTCTTGAAGTCTTGGAACTTCTTGCCGAAGCCCATCCACCGTATGAGAGTGGCGTGATATTCAAATTCTTCTATGCTCCTTTCGACGATTTCTGGATTGTCACTTGCAAGTACTGTGAATTGACCGGGGTGCATCGAGAGTCTAACATCCAAGCGTCTGGCTGCTTCACCGACCATTGCGTAGTGCTTTTCTCCGTACGCCACCACGTCAGGAAGAGACCAAAAATAGCGCCAGCTAGGCTCGGTAGCACAAGGAAGCTGATTGCTACCCAGTCGGACCATACGAAGTTCTGGAGGAAGGCTTCCCACATACTCTACTAACCTTTTTGCTGCTGCTGCATTATGCACCATGATATCCCATAGTCGTTGTTCTGCAACATCCTTTGTTTGTCTATTTAGCCATGCAACTGTAGTGCATTTTTCTGTAAGCGGACGTTGTAGTTCTTCTAGCACCTTAGGCTTTTGATTCTGATTGTAATGCAGATACTTGCAAGCAAAGCCTATACGCTTTTGCTGAGATTTCAAGAAGTCACCTGCGTTTGTAAATATTAAGTCTTGCATAGTTTCATACTACTTTCTATATGTGTGTTTGTCAACCCCAATGTTTTTTAACCCAACTATCATTTGCATCTGCAGGATTGGGATCTCCGTGGAACACTGCAATGCTTGTGTGTCTGTTAATACGTGGTGGAGCATCTATTACAAAATTACGTTTTCTTGTGTGAGTATCTATTTTCAAATCTCGCCTATCACGCATTTCCCATTTGTAACTCATTATCCATTCATCAGGCCAAAATTTATGATCTTTGATATTTGCAAACATCCAATCTTGGTCTCCTCTATGCCTACCCATTTCTCCTCCAGTGTTGTTGTAAAACCGTCTCCATTTGTCATCATACTTACCTATTGGTATTCTAAAAACACTGCTGTTCATTCTATCCCAACGTTGTCTAATACTCCTGTTAAAATCTCGACAAATTACAAATTCACCAGTTTCATACTCAAATAGTTTATCAATATTTTTAAAAATAATAACATCTAGGTCTACAAATAATAGTGTACCTCTAATAGGCAAATCTCCTCCTAAAAACATCGGTTTATACCACCACCCCTGGGCTTGAAGTTTTGGTAAGCCAAATGTTTGTATATTAGGATCTAATCCTGATTTATTTTCAGTGAAACAAACAAACTCGTGATCAATTGTGCAAAATTTTTGTGTTTGTTTATAGAGCTTATTGACATACTCTGCTGAGTATTTGTCTCCCCATTTTAAGCAAGCAATGTAATTTTTTTTCGTGCTATCTTTAATTAACTTTGCTTGCTTTTCTTTTGCTTTTCGTGCTTTACGTTCTGCTTTAGTTTCACCTGGAATTATATTTTTAGGCATCGTGTTTATATATTGCGCTGTTTGCTCCGTGTTCTGCACACTCTACTTCAACGCAACTACAACGTCCGTTTGTCATTTCTTGCACAAGTTCATTTGCTTGTTTCCACGCATGATATGCAAACTTTTCTACACCTACACCATCAAGTACTGTAAGTTCAGCAAGACCTTTTTCTTGTAAATCTTCAAATGTTGCCATTTCAGGATCTTCTTTGTCTAATACAACCTTGTGATCAAATGTATCTTCGAGCCAGGCTTTTAGTGGTTTTAGTCCACCAAAATCAACTACCCAGTTCTTTTCATCTAATTCGCTTGCTGCAAATGTAAATTTAAATTGCAGACTATATCCGTGTAAAAATCTGCAATGGCTATGTGCTTTAGGTTGTCTAAAGCAGGCGCTTAGTCCGATGTTGTGCCCATATGTTTTTGTGCTATAGTAACTCATATTATACTCCTTGGCTACTGGAGTGTGCGGAATGTTTATAGTGGGTCGAACACCTAGTCCACTGTATTATTAATATACTACTTATCTTGGAAGTTGTCAACAGTTAGTTCTTCTCGAATTGCTCGTAGTTCTTCGGCTACTTCAATTACACCTTGTTGTGTTCCTGTGAGTGTTTTTACCAACAGGCGTATACTGGTCATAGTCCACCACCACCAAATAACTGCGGTAAAGAAATACAATCCGCAAGCAATAAAAAACAGTGTTTGTGCGCTACAAAAATTTAGTAGCCAAGCAACCATTAACAGGCCAGTAAAAAAAATAGGTGCTAGTATGGCAGCTCTGTTCCACAACAACACCTGTCGTTCAAGTTTCTCTAATGTCATATTATATTTATTTTACACATTTTAGAATAATAGTATCAGAATTTAGACGTCCGTTTAGTTTAATATCTGTTGTTTTAATATCATCCATAAACTTGCGAAGTGCAACCTTACCTGCTTTCTTAAACTCTTTGAGTGTATCAGCAGGTTTGCGTAGTGTTTTTTGTACACTGGCTTTTTCATCATAAAATTGTAGCCCGGCGCCTTTTACTTGTAGTGTAGCGTGATCTGCTGCAACATATTTTCCAAGTTTACGAGTTTTTGTATTGTACACCCAAACTTCTTTAGCATCTATAATTTCAAGTGGATTAACACTAACAAGTTGTAGTTTATCATCACGTTCAAGATATTTTAGTTTTGCAATCAGTTTCTCTTTACTTGGTGCTTTCTTTGCACGAGGCTTACGACTTGCTTTTGCAGCGTCTATAACAACATCACAAGCACCGTGCAGTGTCTCTAATGCTGTGAGATAATTCTTAGCATCTTGTTTTGTAAGATGCCCGTATGCTTCTCTAAGTTGTAACATCATATCTGCTTCACGTTCATCTTTACAACGATTAATTTCACCTGGTGTTGGTAACTTTTGTATTAATCTTGCTTCTTCAAGTTCTCCTGAGTACAAGCCTTTAATTTTTCTTGCGTGAGCCTGACTTACTTTATATTTTGCAAAATGACTTGTAAAATCAAATCCTTTAGGATCAAAATCTTTCTTGTTTGTAATAAATCCATCTAGCCATTCTTCAATAGCATCACAGGCTTCGATTGCTTGATCACGAATACGTTCTTGAATGCTAGGAACATATATATTCTTTTTTGATTTTTCTTCTGCTTTCTTTTCTTCTACAACTTTAGCACCTTCTTCTGCCAAGCCCATTACCCATTTATCAAATTTACCTACATAACAATCTGGAATCAAATGCGGGTGATGTTCTTCACAATAAGCAGCAAGTGCATAATGGCTCTTCCCACCAACCTTCCAGTCTGGTAGCTTGTTAATTGCAGCAACAACTTTCTTGTCGTATTTCTTTTTAATATATGTTTTGCAGACATTCAACCAATCCTTTGATTCAATTTCATAGTGAACAAAGTAATGAGCACCTAGCCAGGTTTTGGTCGGCATAAGTTCCCAAGGACTGCCTCGACGTTTAGCTCGTGCTGATTTCTTTTTAACCTTGGTTGCTCTTGCCATACTTTACTCCTTTATTTTAACTATATATGATGGAAGTGTAAAAGTCAAGTTAATTTGGGCTTTTTTCGAACCGTTCCGCTTTTTGTAAAGTACGCTTGTCGCAAACTTTTCAGTCCACCTTCTACACGACTTGGATACTTTCCTAAAAAAGTGCCTGCTTCCAAATCGCCTTTGGTGATGTATTCTTTGTGGAAGTGTTCAATATCATCCCAACAGGCCAACATTGTTTTGCCCATGTCGTCAAAGAAGCCATCTGAGAAGATAGCATCATCTTCTTCGTAGTATGCGTATGATGCCATGAGATACCATGGCACCATCATGTTTATGTTTTTAGCAAATAGTTTTGCTGCGTGATCATCAAGCATTTTTTAATTCATCCAAGTTTACTGGTTTGTAATCAGTTTGCTCAACACATACACATTTGTATGGACCTTCGGGTGAAGGATTGCTGTGTATGTGTCCATGCACGTTAAGAACTTTGCCGTCACCAAATCTATGTGACTCGTCTAATGTACTTGGATGTAAAGGAGTATGACTAAGGATCAAACCGTTCATATCCTTCCATAACATTATTTGCTTAAAAAACATTCCCATAAACTTTGGGTTGTCGTGATTACCAAGTATAAGATACTTCTTGCCAGGCAACTTCTTGAAGTTCTCTAACATCCAGTCTAACTTGTTTTCACCAAACAACACATCACCCAAGTGATAGATAGTGTCTTCTGGCTTAACTGTTTCGTTCCAGTTGTCCATCATGCATTCATCCATTTGCTCTACGCTGTCAAACGTTCTAGGCGGTTTGCCTGCATAGTCCTTGAATGTCAAGATTGCTGCGTGTCTAAAATGTGTGTCGCTTATAACCCAAGTATTTGCCATCTTGCCCTCCTATAGTTTGTTATAGCAAATAGTTTTAAGGCTGTCAACCTAAATTATAGTCACGAGCTAATTGTCTTACCCACATCTGATGTGCTTGATGCAAAGGATGTAAGCCTGGACCTAATGGATGACCTCCTTTTGCCCATTCATAAAATCCTTCTTGTGGAAACTTGTCTACGTAGTAAATTTTGTACTCATCAATTCTTTCTAGAATATTATCAGTATAAAAATCTCTTTCATAAGGGTCATTTGTATTTTTGTAATAAAAATGGTCTCCAAAACCAAAACATTGTATACTTTTAATATCGTGTAATTTCAAAAATAAATTAACATATTCAATTTGTGTTAAACTATCAAAAGTATAATTAATAGGATGATTTAGATGGCCATACATTGTATTACTCAAAGCAAATAAATTATTTTTTTCCAAAAATGTTTTTCTAGTATTGTTATTTGCAATAGCGCCAGTTGGTGATTTTTTTAAATTTGATTTTGTGTCAGTAGGAAGTAAAGTGATAAAATTATTTTCCAAACTGTTTTTATGTATATTTGGATTATATTCTTGTGTTACCCTAATATCTCTACGATACATACTAGTCCACATTATACATACAATTATGTTTTTTGCATTGTTAGTCTTTAACAAATCAGTTACATTTTTTACAACACGTCTTGCAATGCTATAATTACTACTTCCTGTTGTAGCTCTGCTCATAAACGTGTAATCTTGAAAAAAATTTTTGTGTAATATTGCACTCCAAACAGTGTCGCATTCTTCATACCCTGTATCAGGATTTATTCTCCAAGAGTTGTGTTCTGCTCCTGCCATTAAACTGCATCCATCACTATATAAAATTTTCATTTAAATTTCCTAAAGATTAACAGAGAATCATCATTGTTTGTATTTGTAAAAGCAGCCCATTTTACAATTTGCTTTTTGTATTTGGCCTTTAGATATGAATTCATACTTTTTACTTTTACTTCGGCAACATTTGGATCAACATCAAAATTAAATTTAAAATATAATTTATCGTTATCTAAAAGTATTTCCCCATCTATATTAAATCTATCAGGAATATAACTAAGTGTTTTTTCAATGTTTATACCTTTTGTACTTTTAGATTCACACACTCCGTTGTCATAACTCATAATTTTTACTTTTTGTAAATCAACACCTCTATCTTGACAACTAATCCTAAAATATTCCACTGATTTTAATGTAGGTAAAAACACACAATTAATATCATATTTTTGCACCACGTGAGAAATTTTATCAATTCCTAATTTCATATCATTGTATCCCAATGAAAAGTGTGCCTGAACAGGAGTGCATAAAGATGGAAAAAGAAATTTACACAATAAAGGCCTATTAGTGTAACGGGTATGTAAAACATTGCCATGAATATTCATTTTCTCAAAATTATTCGTTAATGGCTCGTCAAAAATTAAACTTGTGCCTTTTTGTTTGTATTCATAGTTTTTACTGAATTTTAAATCAGCCAAATCAAAATAGTTATAATTTTTAATTTGGTGAAATCCAAAAACATCTAGTTCACTATCTGCTAACGTGTGTATAATTAATTCTGGATCTTTATCCACTATGTTAAAGTCACATTCTATTGCGGCAAAACACACTGCAATAGTGTCTAGGCTGGTTTGATTAAAATGCAATTGTATATTTGCGTTAGGTTGTAATTTACAATACCCTAAGAAAATATTCTTCCAATGATCAATCCTGTTAAACAGGGTTTGTTTTTTTACGCCTGTTTCTTCCATAAATCCACTGCGGAAGTTAAATTCATTTGTTTTGTAAAGAAAGTCGTCTCTTATAATATTTCTATTCAACATAATTTAATTTCCTTAGATAACCTTCTAAACGATTTGCCCACGCTTGATGACCATCAGCTAAAAAATGCCAGCATTCCGTTTTTTCATAACCCCAGTGCATGAGATACTGTATCATCACAAAATCTAAATCAAAAGGTTCTATGTATTTGTCTAAATTGAGTTTATCTATAATTTTTTTGTTAATGTCTAATCTAGGCATTGGTTCACAAGTATTACTCATCAAATAAGGTATATTATAATTTTCAAAAGTGCATTGTAATGCATAAGCCCAAGTTGCCCACCTTAAAGATTCTAGTTCTAAGTCTATTAGGTAAGGTGTATAATCTAACATTTTGGATATTCTTTTATCAGCAAATAAATTTGGGTTTGTACCTACAGTGAATGGTACACTTTTTAAATCAATATAATCGCCAAGTGTTTTATGTGTGAAACTACTGTTTTCAGTATAACGAAATTCACAACGTAATCTACTAGTCCAATTTACCAAAAACAAATACTCGTTGTTTTTGTCATAATGATTAGTAATATATTCTATTGCACTACGTTGTATGTATTGGTTACTGCCTCCTGGTTTGCTTATGTTTACAAGTTGATATCCAAATTTATTTGCAAGCATTGCAGGAAAACCATTCCTAACATTATATTCACTACTGCCATTTATACCATCAATCATACTACCGTTTGTATGACTACAACCTAATGCAACTAATATTTTCATAGAACAAAACCTGCTGTAATTTTTTGTTCTAAAAACTCACTCCATCTTATATGAGCAGATTCATCTAAAGTAGAATACTTTTCTTTTTCTAAAAAGTATTTCATACTAGAATCTTTGTTCAAAGGATTGTGGTATTTTCTTGCATTTATTGCTTTTAACACACCTAGTGTTTTATCATTAAACAAAATACAATCTTGTGTATTATACATATAATATTTGATATTGGCTTTTTTTAAAACTTGTTGTACCAAAAATGCTTCTGTTGCCCAATGTTGAGACAACAATAAATCATTAAAAATTACATCATCAAAATTGTGTAAACTGTTAATACCATTATCATTGTATTCTCGTAATTCAGGACGATAGGTAAAAATTTTATCTTTCCACCAAACTTCTCTACGCTTAGTGTTTGTCCAACCTATAAGAAAAAAATTGTTGATATTATCTTCTAGTGAATATTCTATAACTTTTCGGAATATTTGATTATTACAAGTATCAATTTCTGCAACATCGCAAAAATTATAACCTAAACTTTCAGCGAGGTATTTTGGTGCAGCATCTCCTTTCACTAACTCGTCGCCAAAACTTATTAGATTCAAAAATAATCTCCTATCCAAGGTATATAATCGTGTATACTAATTTTTCTAAATTTATCGCTGGCATTTGTATTATCAATAAAAACTTGCCAGTCTCCTTCGTCAGGTTCTTGATTAAGAACATTTTTTAAATTAATAATGTTTTCAACTGCCCACTGTTCCCAATCTGGAAGTTCAGCTGCTTTAAATCTTGCATACTGTTCTTCCAACATGGTATTCATTAAATCTTTGCGCTCTTGTGGTAAGTTTCTTATATTTAAATATCGAGGTTGTTCTACTATATTAAAGTGAGGTAAGCAATTTTGATATCCAAAATTTCCCCACGCCCATGTATAATGCCATTCATCATACTGTTTCTTACACCAGTCTAGCAAGTTAGGCAAGTCGTGCATATTCAACAAGCTCAGTGTGACGTGTGTATGTACAAGAACACCTTTACGTGTAGCACTAAACTCTTTTAGTTTTTGTACATTACGTTCTACAATCTTCCACTTGCTAGGATGCCTTACATAGTATGCTAGGTCGCCTACAGCATCAATACTAAGGCTAAGTATTACACCACGGAACTTGTCCCAAATGTTTAGCAGTCTGTCTGGTATGGTTGTAGCATTTGTGTTGTAATGTAGCTCAATGTTTTTGCTCCAACCTTTGTCAATAATGTGTTCAAGCCAAGCATAGTGTTCTTCAACAACTAACGGTTCACCTCCAATAAAGTTTATCACACGTACATTGGGCAACACATCATCATAGAAGCCTTCTGCAAATGCACGTACAAACCAAGGATTTTCACTGCTTAGTTTTGCAATATGATATGCAGTTTTATCCCAATCAGTGTGCGGAACTGTTGGTCCTTCTTCAATCCATCTATGACTTGCCCAAGGATTGCAACTACGACATTTTAAATTACACACATTACCTAAACTAATATCCAAGTATGTAATTGCTTCTGGATTAATGCTACCATCTTCATTTAAATTTTTTAATGTTTCGTCAATATGATCTTCGTATATTTCATTCCACGTTTGTCTAAAACTACGTATTCCTTGCTCTTCAAGTCCGAAACAACCTTTACATCCATCAGGCACATCGTCACTCATAAGCTGTTTACGTACTTTCATTATTTCAGGATCGTTTATAAAATCAAACAAATTTTCTGCATTTTTATTCCCGTGATGTTTCCATTCGAAAATATTGTTTATTTGCACACCAGGCATATAAGTATTGGTATTCATTCTACTAAAGCAACAAGGTCTTGTTCTACCATGACCGTGTGTGCTAAATCCTTGATTTGCAAGATAACAATAATTTTTTGGTAATTTATCTAATTTTTTCTGCATACTCTGGCCTTGCTTTACTAATGTTAAAATCTGCTGCACAGTGACAATGTGACTTTGGACACCAAACACCGTCACTCATTGTTGTATTAAACTCGCCTTGTACAATATTGCCTACAATAGGACCTACACCACAACTTGCTTGCTGTATGCGTCCGTTAGGGTGTATATGCAAACTTTCGTGTATATTGCACAGCCAACCTTGGAAGAAGTTTTTGCCTTCTGTAATAATACTATTGGTGTTAATAGGTTCAATAGTATCATCTTCAAACCAAGTTTTTGCCCACGCATAACTTGGGTCCTTTTGCACAGGAATAGATTGCTGCTGCACAGTGCTGTTGGTTTTAAAGAAGTCCATTTGCCATTGTTCATTATAATGATACGGATCTGTGCTAGGACGTAATTCGTCATATACAGGTGCATATTCTATCATATAGTTGTCACATTCTTCTCTAATTCTATCTCCAAAATCAATACATTGTTGGAAATACTCGTGATGCATCATTATACGTGAACACAAATAGTTTTTCTTATCTTGCAAAAATTTATACACTTCTATGTATTTGTCATCTTTACTCCATTCTGCATGATAGCTTGCAACAATATCCTCAAACAAATGATGATTTTCTTTCCACCAACTCAACGGTTTACTAAAATTAGTATTAATACCCACACAACTTCCTGGCCATTTTGCGTGTTCTCTAAACTTCTCTACAACAGGAATTAATGCTTTCCAAAAGGTCGGTTCGCCTCCACTAAGATATAATTTAAAATATTCATATCCTTTATCTTTATAATGCAACATAATTTTTTCTAGTGTATCTACTATCAAAGGAATATCATGATCGTTTCGGTTTCTGCCTGCCCAATTCCATTCACTACAATATGTGCAACGGAAGTTGCACCAATCGTTGACTTGCCAAACTATACTTACCCATTTATCTTTTGCTGGGATAATTGCTTTTATGTCTTGCATACGTCTTCCAATATGTAATTAAGTGTAGGAAATATATCTGCAAAATTGTATCTTCTATACTTGTCGTTGATTGCAATAAATTGTTTCATACGTGTAATGTTTTCTGCAGAATATTTATTAGTATTCTGTGTGTAGTTAATGATTCTTTGAACAGCGTCTGCGTGTAATTTTGTTTCTAGTGTAAACAACTTGCCTATTACTTTGTGTTGTATTTCTCTTGGCCATACGCAACTGTGCAGTTGATCAGGGTGTTCGAGAAAAATAGGCACAAAGTCTACACGTCTAGTTTGACGTTTTTCAAGCCAACGAATTAATCTGTCTACATCAAACACATTCCACGCTTGATAGACAAAGTAAATTTTTAGTTGTACTTTTTCAGGCAACCGCATTGCTTTATCAAAGTTTTCTTCTACTTTGTTCCAATCTGTAGGATAACGTATATACATATTATGATCACCGTATCCATCAATGCTCATCTGCACTTCGCTTGAATCAAAGAAGTCTAGTTTATCATAGAATCCTTCTGGCCATGTTGTCATATTAGTAGTCCAAGCTACATGACATTTAGTATTACCTACTTCAACAAGTTTATCTAATACATATTGATTTGCTTGTATTAGTGTAGGCTCACCACCTGTCATATACAAACGTTCTAATGTTGGTGCCACTGTATCTACAAAGTCACGGAACTCTTGTGTTTCATACCATTGCCAATCGTGTGCTTCTACACTACGTATTTCGTGTTGCCATTGATCATTCAACCAGTCTGGCACAGTTTCATTTGCTAGTATTTTCTTACGTTCTTTGTATATGTTGTCGCTGCTTACACTCCAACAACTGTTACACTTTAAGTTGCAGTGATTTCCGAGACGTAATTCCAGGTGAGTAGGATTGCTATGCAGTAATGGTTGTTTATAGTTTTTATTAGCCCATTGCCTACTACTTTCAAGACCTTTTTCTTCGTGCTCGTAGCAGCGACTACATTCTTTAACAGGCTTGCCTGCTAACATATTGGCACGAACATTTAACATATATTCACCGTTCCAAATATTTTCCCACTTGTCTTTACCAAGTATAGCATCGTGTCCGTCTGCTTGTATGTAATCTTCACTGTAAACATGGCAGCACAACTTACATCTGCCGTCTGTATTTGTATGCACATTTATAAATGGGTATATACAAAAGGTATTACTCATACTGTCCACTTGCCTTTGCCTTTCCAATCATACTCGAAACTAAAATCTAAATTTCTAGTAACTAAAAAATCTTTTTCGTGTTGTGTGAATGTATCAACATCATAAGCATTGTAAGGATCTCTTTTTGCTTTATCAGTACCTTTCCACGCTAACTTACGTGCTCTAATAACACTGTTGCTGTTATCTCTTGTGAAATCCATAATACTCCATACTGGGCTCCAAGGGTCTGGACTCATTTTCATAGCACCGTTTTCTATCCAGTATTTGTCATTCCAATCTGTGTATTCGTCTTGTTCATAGTTCCACCAAAAGTCAGCAGTCCAATTTCCATCATCGTCTATTTCAAAATCGTATTCTGCATTCAGTGGAGCAGCATTACGCTCACCCCATTCTTCGTATTCCCATTCTTTTTTGAATTTAAGATTGAGTTTATATCCACCACGTGTTCTCCATACAACACGTAAGAACGGCCATATTTCGTTTACAAGACTATCTGCAAAATTACTAATGCCCGGTTTAATAATCTCATAATCAAAGTCGTCATAATCATAACGTGCTTCTAGTTCTTTGTCAGGATCATTGAACTCAATATCATAATGAAACTTTGCTAAATTATGTCTAGTAGGTTTGCTACAAATTTTTTCAGTGTTTAAGAAATCTGTAAAAATACTAAAACATTTCATTCTTATAAGTTTGTGGACAATGCTAAGTTTATGATCTTTTGTAATCCAATGGTCATAATAGTAAAAAGGAGACAAATTAAATTTGTCGAAGTTTTGTCCTACAATAGTATCAACACCAACACTGAATCCTGTGCCTTGACTTATAGCAATTAATCCTTGATCTTTAATACGATATAAAAATGTAAGAGTATCTTCTAATTCTTTTGGCCCTTCATTAGGAAAGCCTACAATCCAATTGGTCATTGCATCGATGCCCACTGCATAACCATCACTAAAGTTGGCTTCCATTTCTTCAACAGTAACTTTCTTGTCCATTAAGTCTAGCACAACTTGACTACCTGACTCGATACCATAATTAAGAACTTCACAGCCACCTGCTTTTAAATCTTTGTAATAATCCAAGTCCATACGTCCATCACAACGACAATAACCTGTCCAATGTATATCTAGTCCTTTTTCTGCGACACCATTTACAAATGCACGTAACTCATTAAGATTACCATTAACTAAACTATCAATAAACCAGTAAACATTGGTTCCGTGTTCATAATACATATGTTCTATTTCTTGTACAGTGCTAAGTGCATTACGCTGTCTATATTTCCAAAAGTGTGTTTCTTCACAAAACGTACATTTAGCAATACAACCACGTGATATTTCACACAAGGCACCGTTAGGAAATAGATAGTTACTAAAATCAAAATCGCTATAATCTGGCAAAGGCAACGTGCTGAGATTATATCTTTGATTTTCAGGTTGTCTAATAATTTTACTTTTTTCTTCTTCTGTGTAATCTATACCTTTTTTATTTTCTATACTTGCTAACGCTACTAGTAATGGTTGTTCGCCTTCACCATTAACAACGTAATCAAAAAGATTATCTCCTTTGTAATAACTGCTGTGTGTGCTAGGACCACCTACCATTGTTACTACATTTGGTAAACGCTTTTTTATCTCCATTGCCATATATTTTGTTGGTGCTGTGTTACAGTAATATAAAGTAAATCCTACAACATCTGGCTTGAAGTCTACTATTTGTTGAATTTTTTCTTGTAATAAAGGTTCTAGATGCGGATGAATATCATCGTAATAATGTTCTTCTAACCAATGCCAATCACGTAGAGGATCCCACGGATTAAAATTAATAGGCCATTTTTCTTCATGATATATTCTGTACGATTCAACATTGATATCAAAACTTTTGACTGCATAACCTGCACGTTTAGCTGCACTAGCTAATTTAGCTGTATTATAAGGAGGAAAGCTAGGATCCCATTCAGGCAATAGACAAAGACAAAGTCTAGTTTTCCTGTTGACTTTGTATTCTATTTCTAAATTATCTAATCCTTTTTGTACAGGTTTGCTGTATTTTGCAATTGCTGCAAGAGTGGCTACGTGTTTATCTTCAGCTAAAGTTCCTGTAGGTCTTTCAGGAATTTTCCTGTTTTTATCTTTTTGGTCAAAAAATCCCATTACATTATTCCTTGTAATTCTGGGAATATTTCATACACATTTTCGTTACGCATACCATCCATTTTGTTTGTTTTCCAGTACCACATTTTTAATTCAGATGTTCTATCTTGTTCCATAAATTGCAAAATGTTTTTGTAGTCCTGTATCACACTATCTATATTTTTTAATTTTTCGTTTTTATTATTATCAAACTGTTTCAAATAGTTAATATGTTCTTCATATCTTTTATGCACTTGTTCTTTTATCCAAGGAGGTAATATGCTTAAACGCATATAAGTTGGATCCAATAGTATGTTAATTCTAATATTAGCAGGTTCTAATAATCCTTCTTCAATCCATTCTTTGTGGAAATCGCAAATGTTTAGCACATTGTAAACACTTACAGTAGGAGTTAATTCAAAGTAAACGTGCGGACATTGCTCAATCATATCACGTCTATTTTGCACAACCTGTGTCCAATCCATATTTTTACGCAGATATTCTCCTCGCTTATGATTTGCATCTAAACTTGCTGCTACTCTTACATTATCAAACGCATTCCAATACTCAAATGCTGTTTTACGCTTGTAACGCATTTGTGTAAAGTTTGTGGTGTAGTCCATTGCTACATTACGTTTGCCCATTTCAATCCATTTGTCAAGTATACGGTAATGTTCATCTGTGATAAGTGGTTCGCCGCCAGCCCAATACACACGTTCAACGCTGCCTAACAATGGTTCAAGTTCGTCCATAAAGTTTAACATATCATCACGTACTTTGAGTATCTTATTGTGTCCAGGATCTCCGTATGCTGCTTTGTGATCTTCAAACCAACTACTGCTGAACTGGGGTCCACAACTGCGACACTTTAGATTGCACAAGTTGCTAAAACGTATGTCTAGGTAAGCCATATTAACATCACCAGCACTGCCGTCATCGCTTGTAGCATCAACTTTGTCCCAATGGTTTTTGCCAAAATTGTTTATGCTACCTTGACGTAGTGTGCCCATTCCGTTTTCTTCTAGTTCGTAACAACGTCTACATTCTTTACTTGGTTTATCTTGCAACATATTCATTCGCAGTTCACGTATTTCAGGACCGTTCCAAATATCCTGTAAACTTTGTGTTTGTGTATCTCCCACAGGGTGAGCAGGATCGCTCATACAACAAGGATATGTAGTGCCAGCTGGCCACATATGTAAATGTATCCAAGGCATCATACAAAAATGTTTACTGTTTTTTAATTTATCAGACATACAAATCCTTTAGTTCTGGGAATACACGTAAAAAGTTTTCTCCACGCTTCAAATCTAACTTTTGCATTTCTTCTCTAAACTTTGGAATAAAATGACTGTCATCTTTACTATACATAAAATTTATAATATTGTCTATACCATCTTGCAAAAATTGTTTACGAGTAGGATAAATTATTTTTTGTTCATATAAAGATTCTACATCTTGTTTAAACAATTCTAAACTTTGCTTTGCTTTGTCTTTAATATGTTCTGGTAATATTGTTATACTCAACCATTCTGGCCCAACCAATATATTACTGAAGTTAATATCATAATCTGTAGGAATTTTGTGTTCATACAAAAACTTTACAATATCAGCCAAATCTAAAATATTAAGGACACTAATAGTAGGATTAGGTTGTATAATTACGCCTTTATCATAACTGTGATCAAAATTATCACGTATATAACAAAGATTGTTAAACACAGTTTCCCATGATTGTCCATTACGTGTGTATTCTGCTTTTGCACCCATTTGATCTAAACTAACACAATAAAAGATTTTATCAAAGTGTTTCCAGTAATCAGTAATATGTTTTCCTTTAAGGCTTAGGCGTGTTGCGTTGCTGTTGTATGTCAGTCTCGGTTTGAGTCCACGCTCTATGAGCATATCTAGCAATCTATAATGCTGTGGCATAAACAAACTTTCGCCGCCTGTAAAATATACTTCTTCTATTGTAGGCAGTATTTCTTCTATTTCTTCCCACATCTCAGGATGGTTGATTTCTACTATTTCAGGTTTACCAACAATATCTTCAGCCCACTTGCTGCTGAAGTGCGGTCCACAACTACGACACTTCATATTACAAAGGTTACTAAAACGTACATCAAAATATGCCAAGTTCATTTGTTCTACGCTACCGTCATCACTGGTGGTTTGTACCAAATCATAATGATGATTGTATTCTGTGTTAAATTTGTGTCTATAACTTATAACACCTTGTTCTTCATATTTGATACACTTTTCACATCCTTGACTACTTACGTTGTTTAACATTCGTAGCCTAAGCTCACGCATTTTTTCACTGTTCCATACTCCTTTGAAACCAGCTTCATTGATATTACCAACTGGCATATCCCAATGATAAATGCAGCAAGGATATGCATCTCCGTTTTGCCATACGCTCATATGTGTCCACGGAGCCATACAAAAATGTTTTTTAAATTCTGTCAATTTACTAACTCTACTATACTGTCTACAATAGTATTCCAACTTATCTTACGAGATAAGAACAGTTTTTGGTTATGTATTAATTTATCAAAATATTCATTTTTGATTTTTGTTTTTAATAAGTCAATACGTGTGTTTTTTATATTGTGCCAAAGTTTCATTGCTTGTGTATAATCGCTGACTACACTAACTCCAAATAATTCTTCAAATGTTTCGTATCCTCTTGCTCTTAACAAACTATGTTGTTCAGGGTTGCCTACAATAAAAAACGGATGAAGATTCATTATTGCTTTATATGTCTTTTCTGTAATAAAGTTTTTATGACTATCACTTTCTGTAATCACACTTAATATACTGTCATTGTAATAAGATTTTATACTATTTCCATAATTAATTACTTCTACCTTGTTTAAAACATCCAATTTTCTATTGTACATTTCACGTACAAGGGCCATTTTAAAATCACTGTGTAACTCTTCAGGAATACGTTTTAATGTATGATGTGACTTTGCACAAGCATCGTGTTCCGTGCTGTCAACTTCGGGTAGGTTATAACTTACATATCCTTCATTGATAATATTACTTCTAAGTATACTATACATAAGCCATATTCTATGTGGTTTAATATTGCGGTTTAAACACAGAAATTTCTTAGATGCTTTATCAACATCAAATTCATCTGGATGAGTCAAAGATACATGAGGAAGTGTTTTGTGTTGATGCCTACTTAAACTTTCCCAAAAATTAATGCTGATATATTTTATTCCTTCTAAAGTTTTATTATGTGCTTCTAAATCACAACATAGAACTATAACTTTGTCTATAGGTATTTTGTGCTTGTCAATTTCTCTACGCAATTCTTTTGGTTTAATAATACATTCAGTGACACTCACTAAACAATAAAATACATTTGGATCATTTCTTAACAATTTTAAAGTTTTTTTAGATGGTTGTAGGGTGACCCATTCCGGCATATGTACGATGTTTAAAATAAACTTTTTTGTATCTTTATCTAAAAAATTCAAATGATTTATATGGTAGAAATTACTATAGGTAAAATCATCATAGTGTCCAAACATATAATCAAAGGGCCTGTGATTTTTATCACCAGGTAAATCAAAAGTCAAACCACTGTAAGGAGTTTGTAGAATATTATCTACAAGGAAATAGCAATTGCTCATACTTTATTATACGTTATTTTTTAGATTTTGCAAGAAGTTTTTCTCTATGTGGTTCCAAGTATTTTGCAACCATATCAAAGAATGTGATGTTTTCGCCTGGTACATCTATTACAGTGTCAGCTGGTACACCTGCTGCATCTTCAAACTCTTCTGGACTGTTATCTAATACTGCTTTGCGCAATGCTGTTGCACTGCTCAATCTCGGTGTAGGTTTTGTTTCTATGTTTTTAAATGCATAAGTTCCGTGTGGGCCTTCTTTGCCATTATACTGTTGGATTGTTTTTGGTACCCATGCTTCGTCTGTGAATAACACAAGTGTGGCATCAGGGTGTTTTGCATATAGTTCACTTGCTAGTGTTAACCAACTTTGACTGAATACAATATGGTCTTTGACTTCAGGCATTATTGTTTCCATTGCAAGAACTTTGACTTGTGCAGGTAATGGATCCTTAGGACCTACTGTGCTTTCATTTGTGCCTACATACCAATGTGTTTCTTTTGCAGCCATTTCCCATGCTGCTTTGTGTCCTTTGTGTGGAGGATTAAATCTACCAAATATTAGTCCTACTGTTTCGCCCGGTGCTTCAAATAGTTCTCTTAGTCTCATGAGGGTGTCCACCTTTTTCTTGGAACAAGTTTTACGTTTCCAAACTGTTTTGTAGATGTATCTGCATAACGTACTCGACCTTCACCATTTGTGTCCCAAATGTCTCCTTGTTCGCCTTCTAGTTGATCAATAACTTCATCCTTCATACGTTGAATCATTTTTACAAGTTCAAATATAGCACCTGTCGCGCCTTTGAATTTTGTATTTAAATCAGCAATTTTGGCTTGTTTAGGTTTGCTTACTTTGCTACGCTCTAACCATTGAAAGAAATCTTGATCGCTTAAATTATCTAGTCTTTTTGCTTTTGCTGTTTGATTTACATATGTATATATGATATTTTTTAAATCTGAAAGTCCAGGCACTCCTGCTAAGAAACCGTCGATTTGATCTTTGTGTTTTTGCACAAAGCCTTCAACTGTTTCAATAGCGCCTAAATTTACTTGTATTTTTTGCTTATTATAAACAGGTCCTAAAACTATAAGATTATGGTTATTGTTAAACACACTAAAATCTTGCATAGGTTGTTGTGAGCTGTCTGGCATACCAAAGTCAGGAAAATATGCGTGACCTACTACCATAATGTTGGCTTTGCGAATTTGTCGGCCAAGATCACTTTCTGCTCTTACGTGATAACAAGTTTTAGATTTTGGATTTGGACAGAATGTATAAACACCGTTTTCTTGTTTAGGTGGATCTAAAAACAAGCCATCTGCATACACAAAGCCAACAAAGTCTTTTGGTGTTGCACGATCAAAATCTTCGTATAAACTGGCAAATTTATTGCCAAACTCTTTACGTGCTTCTACTTCTTCTGGTGTTTTAGGATTGCCTGATTTGTTTATGATAAAATCTGCAACTTCTTCTGGACTAGTAGCAGCAACACCTTTGGCCCAGGCATTGTGTCCTGCAAGTACAAGTGGTCCACCTTTTTCTGCACGACCCCAATAAATTTGTGGATTTCCGTCCCATTTCATACGTATGCTTTGCGCACCACTTTCTTGTGCCATATCTTCTAAATGTTCTAGTGCTTCTAGTGTGCCTGCACTGCCGTAGAAAAACACCAAGTCTTCTAGGTGATTAAATGCCCTACCTAATTGTTTTGCTTCAATCAGTTCTTGGTATCTCATCTGCTGTCAGCCAATCTATTGATAAGTTCTACGATTCTATTGTGATTTTTATCTGCTAGAGTAATAACACTTTCTGGTAGTTGCTTACCATCTTTGGCAAACTCATCTGCTGCTTTTGCTGTAAGCGTATCAAAATCTGGATCACCTCTAAGTGCTGTAATAATAGTTTCTACTGTATGAGTGTCCGACTCTTTAGCATTATTTCCTAACAATAACTGTGCTATTTCATTCCAGTCATCAGAAACAAATTCATTTGTTTCAGGATTTTGTAATCCAAACTTAGGACTAAATTTATATCCTCGTGCTCTAGCAATACTTGAAAGTAAGATAGCTCTATCTTTACCACTAAATGCTGCTGTACCTCCACGCTTTGCACCACGTTGAAAATCTGGATTGGTTGTGAACATAAAGTCTGTTTGCACATACCCAACACCGCTTTGTATAGGAGTACGAAAATGTACTTGGTCACCTGCGTTATGAATCCAGCCAGCTGTAAATTTACGTCCTTGATTCATTATTTGATCTTCAGGTACACCATTACTTTTAAGCCATGCCGAAAGTTTAGCAATTAAATCTTCTTTGCTAACTTTATTTGCATCTGTGTTTAGATCTAAGTCTCCGGAACTGTTCTTTTCAAAAGACCCATCCGGATGATTTTTCTTACCAGTAGTTCCTAGCCAGTCTTCTTCGTCAAATGTTAAACCTGTGATTTTTTCTATGAACTGAATAGTTGGATGTACATCAGCAGTAGCAATACGCTGTGTAAGTGGTCCTTCATCTGTCTTAAAAACGTTTCCGCCCATGCTAACTCCTTGATATAGTATTTATTATCTTTTGCTTAACTATATCAAAACCCTCATCTTTGACACTTAACTTAAACAGTATACGGTCTTTTGGCGATTTGTCAACCGAATGTGTGCGGGTTGTGTTTAATAATGCTGTTTTATAGTAGTATTCGTTGTCACCAAAACGCACCGGAGCAGCACCATCACTGAGTAAAAAGTTAATACTGCACGTTGTATCTTGATCCGTGTGGGGAAACAATATTGTGTTTGCTTGTAGCACATAAAACTTTGGTATAGCATCAATGTCAAAGTGTTTGCACATTGCATCTGCATATTCTAGTTCTATGTCTTTGAGTATGCGCCAGTTGTTCATTACAAACCTACCGAAACGCCGATCGCTGTAGGGCTGGGTATTATCTTGATTTTGATTCCAAAAATCAAGCAGTGTGCTTTTATCAAAATCAAAATCGAAGACTAATATATCTTCGTTATTGATCATCTCGTTTTGCGTTTCCTTTTGATCCACAATGCGGACAGTGGAATGTGTATCTTTCTATTTGCATTTTTTCCATTGTTGCATAGGTGAACCAGTTTTTGCATTTAGTGCAGGTAAGATGCCATATCACTTCTTTTGTTGCTTTAAACACTTTTTACCCTTCGAAAAAAACCTTCCGGCGATTGTATCGCAGCAATAAGTTCTTCCCACATTCCAGGATTCATTTCTAAAACAAACTCTACATCAAGTTCTTCGTCATCTTGTGTGATGTACACGATGTCATCATAAGCACGAACTTTGACGTCACCGTGTACACCTGTATCATCCATTACAGTAATGCATATTTCGTCGTGATCAAACTCTACTGTGTACATAAAGATATTTAGTTGCTGCTTTTACTCACAGAACTCAATACGATCAATAACACACTGCTCACGATAAGACCTGGCACAATAGGTTCTACAAAGTTGTAAACACCCAAATCATATGTAATGCCTGTGAACAGTTTTGACTCTTTGAAGTGTACGAACAAGATCCACGCAATACTTGTAGCAGCACCACCTAAGAAACTGATCAGCGCATTTGTACCGTTTGTTGCACCACGTGCCATAGCAATAACGTTGGGCAGCATAGCAGCACCAATAACACCAAAATACAATGCTGTGGCTCTTGCAATAATAGCAGCCTGTCCGTTGAACGCCACTGTCATATACAATGCTAGTATGATAACCAAAATCATTGAACCATATGCAACTGTGAGTTTAGGTTGCTCTGTGCTGATAATATCATTGCTGATAGTTGTGCTTAACAAGTGCATCAAACTGTTCAGTGTTGTAAATGCTGCTGCAAGTACAGTTAGAAACAATGCACTAGACACCCAAGCAGGAAAGCCTGTTTTAATCCAGTATGGCACAATGTTTGCTGTACCGCCTGCTGCTTGCATCACTGTTACACCTTCTGTAGCAAATGTATAACTGTTTGCTGTAATAGCTGCTAACATAAACGAAATGATTGCCAGTGCCGGAATAACAATACCCCAACGTGCAATACTAGGAAAACTCTCTGCATCTTTGGCTAACATCCAACGTGTTTGTAGTTGTGGCAATGCAATAAGTCCTACTGGAATAGTGAATACCAACAGTGTGGTAATCATCAACCAGCCTCTGCTCCAAAACTCAGGCCAAGAATCAAATCCTGTGAAGCCCAGTTTATACAAGCCATCGTCTGCAGGAACTGCTGTCCAAGCACCTACAAGGTTGTTCCAAAAGTCTGGCGTTTGCATATGCGAAAAGAATGTAATCCCAAGCACAATAAGAGAACCTGCTACAACAACAAGTCCTTGCACCATATCATTTTTAATAACACTGTTGATACCGCCATATGCGATCGTAGCAAACACAAGCACACTGAATCCTACAACTGCTAGTGTGAAGTCAATGCCTGTGAATGTTGTAATAAACTTGCCTACGCCAATCAATACTGCCACACAATAAAATGGAATAAGCCCTACTGTGATTAGGGCCAGCAGTTTTGATAGTGCTGGTGAGTTGTAGTATTTGCCAATCAACTCAATATAGGTTTTAGCACCAATACGTTGATTTGCTTGCCACACTTTAGGACCTATATACACTGTGGCAAAATAGATTAGCCCTACAAATGGTATTACCATTGTGAGAGGTACTGAGAATCCAATCCAGCCCGCGAGGCCGCCGAAGCCTATAATAGCACTTGTAGAGATAAGTGTTGCACCATAGGAAAGTCCTAGGTTTAGGTTGCTGTCTGAAGTTGTCATAAAGTAGTCATCACCTTTTGACCTGTAGGCAACATAACCTACAACTGCTACAAACAACAGCATTAAAATAATATTCATAAAATTTCTCCTTAAAAATATTTGGCATAGGTGCAAGGAATCGAACCCTGTCTTTCGGATTTGGAATCCGACGTGCAACCATTAACACTTCACCCATACATGGTGCCTCCATCCAGACTCGAACTGGAACGACCTAAGGTCGAGAGATTTTAAGTCTCTTGTGTCTACCTATTCCACCATGGAGGCGGTGGCGGAGCGTGAGGGATTCGAACCCTCGAGACGCTTTCACGTCTGCACCCTTAGCAGGGGTGTGGTTTCGACCGCTCACCCAACGCTCCTTATTTTTTATTATACTATTCTAGTTATCAGAAGTCAACAATAAACTGCGTGTTTTTTGTAAATAATGTTATGATATGGACAGAATGGGATCCGCTCAAAGAAATCATTGTTGGGCGTGTGTATGATCCAAACGATATAGCACACATTGAAGACGTGGAGTTCCGCAATGGCTTGCAAAGAATCTTTGAAGAGTCAGAAGAAGATTTCTTTGATCTAGCAGAACTATTTGAGAGCTATGGTGTTGTAGTACACAGGCCCAAGTGTGAATACAGAGGCGACTTTCGTTATCCTGCTGTGTGTCCACGTGATATGCATCTTGTGTATGGTGATCAAATCATAGGAACTATTGGTGGCGATCCAAACAGATTTTATGAACGTCAGCATTATAACGATATTATTTTTTCACTAGATAGAAAGTATGACGGAATGCCTACACCCACACTAGGAGGCTTCTATCAACCATATCGTGCTATGGAAGGTACACCATTGTATCACGCTGCTAACATACTCAAGTGCGGTGATACGCTGCTGTATACGGAACCATACAACGACAGCACGTATCCAATGACCAGACAGTTTGGTAGAGGCACATACACAGGTTTAGAATGGATACAGGAACGAGTTGATGCAAAATGGATAGGTTTGCACGAAAGCGGACACGCAGATGGCAAGATTGCATTAATCAAGCCAGGACTGCTAATGTGTTGGTTGCCTGAGATGATACCAGACGAACTTAAATCGTGGGACTATATACAAGTACCCAAGCAACCTGTGCCAGAACAGTTTTGGCAAAGTAAAATGCAACCATTACGTGCCAAAAATGTAGCAACCTGGTTAGACAGTTGGATAGGACACGTAGACGAAACCATATTTGATGTTAATGTTGTAAGTGTATCGCCTGAACTAGTAATCACAAACGGCTATGACAAAGACATTGCTGCACAACTAAAACGCTATGGTGTAGAAATGGTGCCATTTAACTTTAGACACAAGTTTTTTTGGGACGGAGGACTGCACTGTGTTACGTTGGATTTAACAAGAGAAGGGACTTGCGAAAGTTATGTATAATGTTGTATTAAAAACACCTGAAGTATTAGTAGTAGATGATTTTTTATCGAAAGTGTATTGGGATAGATTGTACAACCAAGTGCAGTTGGATGAATGGACACAAAGCCAAACAGACGACAAGTATTGGCACATCACCGATGGACCTAACTATAAAGCCAGCAAACGTTTTCTAAAAGATACACCATTTAACGACAACTATGACATATGGGCTGAGTGCATAAAAGCATTTGCAGATTACTGTGAAGAAGCACAAGACTTTGTTAAAGGATACACAGACATTGCAATGCGCTGCCATGGATATCCTGTGGGCAGCAAAAATCCTTGGCACATGGACATGGGTTTTGTTACATATTCATATTATTTGCACAGGCATTGGCAAATCAATTGGGACAGCACATTACTAGTTTTGCCAAAAGGTTCAGTAGAATATAGACAAATGCTGCTTAAACTAGAAGGCACAAAACAACAGGATACATACGCTGGCACTGGTGCATTGGAAATGTTTGAACAAGCAGAAAAAACCAAAAACTTGATGGACTACGGTATGGGTACATTCATATCTCCAAAGCCAAATAGATTGGTGCTTATCAACAAAAATGTTGTACACGGTATAACTAGGGTAGACAAGGATGCAGGAGAAAACGTGAGACTTACGCTCACAGGCTTTTTTAACTTTTTTGACAAGCAGGTAGTAGATGTTTAGTAGTAAAGCTCTGCAGATGAATGATGCAGACGTAAAAGAATTTATAGAAAAATTTGAGTGGAATAGTAACAGTGTTCATAATCCAATTAACTTTGTAAAAAAACATAGGAAATGGTTAAAAAATAATACATTTTATTTAAAAGGATTAGACAAATTTGAACATGGATATGTAACAGCAGGTTGCACTGAAGCGTTCCATGAAGTATACAAAGAACATTGTTATGTACTCAACAATGAATACACCTATCATAGAGACAGCGGTATGGCTGCTGTTTGTGATATTGACAGTATACCTCCATTAAGCCGTTTGATAATAAGTTTTCCTTTTGCTGATACAGGCGAAGTACATAGGCATTGGGATCATATACTTGATGTATGTGAACGCAAAATGATAAGGATTTTTGTTGACGCTTGTTTGTCTGGTGTAAGTTTGGGTAATTTAGATTTAACTCATCAACGTATTACTCATGTTGCTTTTAGTTTTAGCAAGGCATTTGGCACAGGATTTCAACGCACAGGTGTGGTCTATACCAACATGGAAAAAACACCAGCAAGTGTTAGAAATGCACATTTGTATTTGAACCATATGAACATTGATTTACATATGAATCTAATGCAACATTTTACTAGTGATTATATATTCAAAAAATATAGAATGAAGCAAATAGACATATGTAAAAAACACAGCCTAATACAATCAGACTGTGTTTTATTTGGTTTAGAAGATTTTAAAAGAAAGTGTATTACTCGGGCATTGGAAGTTTAATCACGTTATCTTCTACTTCAACTTTTTCATCGCTTACAACAGAAAATTTTACACCGCCATCTAAATCAGTAGCTTCTTCCACATCATCATAGAGTGCTTTTTCAATGCGTGTTACTCTGTCAAGAACTTCATAAAGAAGCTGAGTAATTTCATAAAGTGAATTATTAGACATTACTTGGCTCTCAAACGCACTTCAACTGGAATACGTTGTCCTAGTTGATAGTTGTTGTATGTGTATGCTGATCCATACACTCCATTCCATTCAAAGGTAATATGATAATCTTTGATTGTGCTAATTTGCTGCCGTGTTATTACTTCAGAACACTGTCTTTGGATTTCGTATCCAATAATAACTTTTTTGTTGTTTTGGCCTTTATCTGCTGCGATAACACCACCAATAACAGCACCAGCTGCTGCACCTTTGTCATTGCCGCTAACACCTTTACCAAGCAAACCGCCTATGATCATACCAGTGAGCACATCGCCTCCTGATGCACCATTGCCTTGTTGTGTTCCGTAAATAGGAACTTCTACATCTTGACATTGTGTTGTTGGAACGTTTTGATAACCTGTTGTGTAACGTGGTTCAATTTTAGTAATTCTTGCATATTCAGTAGCAAATGCACTGGTTGCAGTTGCAAAAAGAACAGCAGTTGTAATCAATAGTTTTTTCATAATAGCCTCTCCGTGTGTGCCTATATTTATACTATAAAGTCTAAATATCTTTTGTCAACCTCTTTATTATAAAAACCAGATATTTGTAGTGTGTATTTGTTGTTCATACCTGCATTGGCACTAAGGTGTAGTGGACCACTATCCCAAATAAAACCTTGTCCTGCTTCCCAATGGGTATGACTTGCCCAGCCACCTTGCAATTGATATTGCAACATATGTCCAACTTTCCAATCTTCTAAGAAAATATTTGCACGTATTTTTTGTCTCTTGTCATCTGGAAAACGTTGCTTTATTTGATAGAATGTATCTCTATGTATTGGAATAACGTGGCCCGGAGGTTGTAGAATACTGCTAATTGTAACTACTTCCATACTCAATTGTTTGCCTATTGATTTAAAATCAACTTGTGTATCATCCCACCACAATTGGCGTATCATTGTGTTTCCAATATCATAGCTATCAGGAAAGCCGCCATAACTTTCGTGTATGTCTTGCAGTTCGTTTACTTGATGTGTAATACAACTACCGCTATGAACTTGATAGTCTGCTTTTAGAAAAATATCAAAATCAAGATTGAGCTTTACAGGATAAATCAATAGTTTGCTGTGTCCTCTGTTCCGTTGCCATAGTACTTATCAACTTCAACCTTTTTTACTCTATCATAGCGGAAACTACGCCAAGCACTAGGTTCAATATCAATTGCCCATACAACCAACGTTTTATCTTCTAAGTTGCGTATTTTAGTTTGGCTAAGTTTATCATCACGTTGTGCTGGTGGCAGCATACTTGGAATAAGTGTGCATTTCATTTTACGATCATCACCACTGAGCTTTTGGAATGTAACGTCCACAATCTCATTACCTAGCATTTCTACTAGTTCTTGTTTAGTAGGAATACCTTTGAGTGTTGCTACTGTATCAGCGACTTTCGATGACTTTGTCTGCGAGTCCATTATCCACTGCCTCCTGTGCTGATAAGAATGTATCAAACTTCATTGTCTCAAACAATTCTTCATAGGTTTTACCTGCTGTGTTGTGTTTTACATATAACTCAGTGAGACGTTGGTTCAAACGTTTGCTTTCTTCAAAATGTCTTTTAGCATCTTCAAATTCTAGTTCTTGCACATGAACACTGCCGCTTGTGCCTCGTGTGCCACTTGACACTCTATGTATCATTGTTCGTGATTCTGGCAATACAAAACGTTTGCCTGGTGCACCTGCTTGTGCTAAGAAACTACCCATGCTTGCTGCTTGACCCATTACAATAGTTTTTACGTCTGGTTTAATAAACTGCATTGTATCATAGATAGCAAGTCCTGATGTCACACTACCACCTGGTGAATTGATATACAAATTAATATCTTTGTCAGGATTCTCTGCTTCTAGAAACAGCATTTGAGCTACGATCAAATTTGCCATATTATCTTCAACAACACTGTTGAGCATGATAATACGATCTTTTAGCAGCCGACTATAAATGTCATAACTGCGTTCGCCTTTGGCTTCTGATTCAACCACGATCGGGACTAGGGGCATTCTTTAACCTTTCTTCTCCAAGTTTAGTATTCAGTACAAAATTTTCAACTAATAATTTTACCATTGTTGCCATTGCAACACCTTGTCGATGTTCCTCAGGCAAACTATACATTTGATCAACAACACTGTTGCCCATCATTTCATAAACTTCTGCTTCTGTAACTTTCAATTGAGTCCAATCGATTTTGTCACGTATTTCAACTTCTTTGGCAAGTGCAATAAGTTTTCCAACTGCCTCTGTTTTTGTTAAATTTTCTTCTGTCATTGGTCTGCAAATTCTCCCATTGCAATTTTAAATTTTCTAGCACTTTCTTCATATTCAAAATGAAAGGTATGCTCGTACGGACCTGTCCAAATACTTACACTCCATTGATGTTTTTGGCAGTTGCGTTTGGCAAACGTTTTGCCACGATCGACAACGTCACTGTGTAATCGCACAGTATAGCCTGGCTTCCAACGCTGTTTATATTCAAAAATTTCTACAGGTGTCAATGTAAATATCCGTAGTTTGAATCGTCATTTACATCAATCCCCCATTTTTCTTTTAGCAAAATTACAATAGGTTCAGGCACATCTTCGTCTTCGTGACCTTGTGGTACCCAAATGCCTTTTAAGTTGCCTTCTTTATCCAAGATAAAACCATAGTCATCGTCTTCTAAAGTTTTATCAAAGCCTAAGTAATCATGTGACATTATTTTTCCCAATGTTTTAAAAGTTCTAGTTTCTCACCTTCGCCTTTAGTTTTAATATAACCGTCTTTAATTAAACTGTCAATGGTTGCTTCTACCACATCCATTAAATGATCTTTGTATGACATCCAACGTCCAACAAAAGTAAACACAATTGCTGTTCCTAGCAACCAATAAGTCATTTCATTTGTAAATATTTGTTCTAACATTTCACCGCCTCAAAATTATCTAATCCCCATCCACTGTATTTACTCGCTGAGCCAAACTTGTTATATACTTGCTGTTTGGCACTTGATTCGCTTAGTGCGGCAACCATATCAATATGCTTGATACGATTACCGTCACCATCAACTAAAAAAACGTTGTAGTAGAAAAACATTATGAGTCCTTTAGCGTTCTCATCATAATTTCGTTTTCTTGTTCTACTTCACGTTTGGCTTGCTGCCAAGTTTCATAAAACATATACACAACAATTGGAACCAACACTAACAATCCTACCAAAGCAATGCTGTGTATAGGATCATCAAGTAGTTTAGCCAGTTCAAAAGCTGCTAGAACATAAACAATACCAATAAATGGTGGTGCTATTTTATGTAAGAATTTTTTTAGTACTCGTGTTTGCATTTTAGATCTCCTGTTTACGCAATTTTACATAGTTCAAACGTGTCATTGGTGTCTTTGTATCACGCTCGAGATCCTCCCTTTTGATACGTGCAACGATGTCATACGTATCCCCAACAGCATACATTTGTTTCAGTGTAAAGCACACCAAGTCTTTACCAATAGCACCAAAGTGCATATATGCTGGCTCCGATATCCAGTCATTGTTTAGTGGAATGACCTTCAATATTTCTACCTCACTAGGTTCAATCTTGTCTCCTACAAGATGTTTACTGTCTACAAATTCTGTTTTAATACGTTGTTTATAGACTTTGTCTTTTACTTGACGTTCGATAAAAGCAGGCAAGTATGCTAGTATACCGATACGTCCGATAGGCATTTCGTCACTGCTGTATGCTGCAAACAAGTCTGCTTCAAACTGTGGCAAATCACCCATTGCAAGCATTGTGTAACGGCGCATATGCTTCTTGCCTTCTGCCACTGCTGCACGATCTGCTTCTGTTACTTGCAGTGGAGTAAAGTCTTCTGGAATAAAAGGACTTTGCTCGTTGTGTGCGCTTGCTGTGTACGCAACCAGTTCTTTGTTGCTATATGTAGGCGGATTTTCTGTGTGCCTACGTGTATGCTTTTCATAGCCGTTGTTAACACGATATGCAGCATACGCCAGTTCGATAAGATATTCTGTCTTGTAAGTAGTCATTTGTTTAACCAGTGCCTTTATTGTGCCTAACCATTTCTTATAACTTACAATAGCAGGATATTCATCAGGTGTCAAGCATAATTTCCTTTTCTTTTTCGCTTTTAAATTTGCGTAAGACAGGCGTCAAAAGTTCATTTTGTAGCACATCTAATTGCAAACTACTTTGTTTGGTTACTGCTGTGAAAGTATCGTCGTCAAACCAATCAGTGTTTTTTTGACTTTTTGCAAAAATAATTTTTGCACCAACTTTAACCTTTAGCAATTCACAGGCTTCTTGTCTTACTGCGCTAATTATATCTGGATGTGCATCATCTTCAAATACGATTTTGTTAAAAAGTTGATCAACTGATTTATGTAAAGGATTGTAGTAAATTATATCCTTGCTACCGAAACCATTATCGAAATAATTTACAAAAAAATTCCCTGCAATATCAGCATTTTCTACAAACTCTGGAGTAGATACTGTCACTGGACCTGCTTTCCTATTTGGATTTGGACGTGGACGCAATTTTGAACTTGTTTTCTTGCTTTGTTTATTTTTAGATAGTGATCTTGTTTCTGATGTTCCATTAAGTTTATTACTCGCAACACCGTCAAAACTATAATCTCCATAATGTTCTTCCATAAACTGTTTTATGCGCTCACCGATATCTTCTGTACGTCTAGTTGCATTATGTTCTCTAATTTTTTCTACCCACTCGTCTGGCATATTATTTTTTATAAGCAACAAGAAGTCTTTGTACTCAACAGGGGTGTTTTCTCCATATGCATCAATTGGTAGTAAATTGTCTCTATAAGTTGTAGATTTATATTTCTGGTAAGGTAATATGACATCTACTTTGAAACACTTGTGATCAACAAGAATGCCTAGCTGAGTTGCAAATCGTTGCCACTTTTTCATATCAACCAAACTATAGCATTCTCTTTCGTTTACTTTACCCCATACAAGATAAGATTTTGAAACGCTTTCACAATACGGAGATATGTATCCATAACTTGCAGGCTGATTATCTGTATCTTTTTTAGGATCATAATAATACACTAATTCTGTACCATCTTCTAAAGAAACTTTTTTTGAAAATGCATTTGGATATTTTTGTATTACTTTGTTGTTAAATTCAATATCATATGTACTTAACTTTACACCACTAGGATATGTTTTTCCTTTACTATGCACAGGGTATTGTCTAGTTTCAAATAAAATTTCAATACCTTCAGGAATATCGTAAAATCTATCAAATGCTTGTCTAATTAAATGCACATTAGATTCTTGCTTATTTAGATCAGTGCCATAAGGGTGCTTAAATGTATCCTGTTTATCTTCCTTGCCATAAAGTATAACTTCAGTCCAATCATGATCAAGATCATATCCTCTAGATTCAGCATTTTCTTTAACCCAATCTGTACATTCTATAATGTCGCCTAGTCTTGTAGGTGATCCGTTCTCAATGGCCAGCATTGCTGTTGATGCAATTCCATTTTTATAAGTGATAAAAATAGTTTGTCCAAAACCCAAAGTCATTAGTTTTGCACCAACTCCATAATTATCGCTATCACTTTGAGTCTTTCCTACACTACTGTAAAAATCAGTTGCAGTTCTAAGCTCGCCACCTGACATTCCTCCATAATTGAGAAAACATACTTTATATCCGCTGTATGTACCTGGACCAAAGAAGTCATTTAATTTAAGAGCTCTAATTTTGATAGGCGTTGGAATATCTATTGTATGTGATTTTTTATAACTTATGGTTGCTTCTATGCAGTTTCGAAGTAACTCACGCACCCACATTTTTTAAATGGGTGCTTCATTTATTTGTCTTAAAATCGCGAAATCTGGATTCGCGATACGTATCTTAGTATCGTTCATATTTTTCTCCTGTTTTTGGGCAACACACTGGATGCCACTCGATATGAATTTTTTTATGTTGTTATGACACACTGGTCATTAAGAAATATATTTATTCAACTGCGAACAATGCACTATCAAATTCGGATTTATCTTCAATGTTATCTAACATTTTTTTATACATATCATTATCACGTTCAATCAAGATAGCATTACGACCACTTTCATTACACGCAATACCTGTGCTTCCGCTGCCTGCAAATGTATCTAATACAGTGTCGCCTTTATTTGTCAAAAGCTCAACAAAGTATTTTAGAACTTCTACTGGCTTTTGTGTAGGATGTATTTTTCCTCCAAGTCCGCCGCTGAATGTAATTGTATTTGGAACAACTGCCTGTATTTTGCCATTTTCAAATTTTCTATTAGCAATCATTTTTTCTGCTTCTTTTTTAGCAGCCGCAAAAATATTATCTAAAGAGTCTGTGTGTACATTGTCTTTTACCATTCGATAAACTATATTGCTTACTTTGTCAGCAACACAATATCTATCTACAATATTGCCCCAATCGGTTGCTGCATTAAATGTTCGTTTACCTTTTGGCTTTATACCCCATAGTATAAATTCACAACCGCTTACAGGATTCACTGCACGGTTAAAAGGAACTGCTGCTGGCTTTTTCCAAGTAATAATACGCTTCGGTTCAAAGCCATTTGCCTCCATTATTTTCCACAAATAAGAAATATATTGATCACTAATAAAAACTGCAAACGCTGAACCTTTGCGCATTTTTTGGAACCATAGTTTGCTCCATTCATCTAACTGCTGCAAAAATTCTTCGTGTGTAACTGCATCCCAGTTTTCATCAAATGTTTCGCTAAACTGTTGACTGTGAATACTGTTTTTATTTTCTCCTGTTTCTTTATCAACCCAAACAGGCTTTGCACCTTTTTCACTGATATTGTAAGGAGGATCTGTAAGTAACAAATCAATGCTGCCATTTTCTACATTATCCAATTGCTCTTGCATTGATCCATTAAACGTTTTAATCATTATAATCCTTTCACAGGCTCTACACCTAACCAGTTATGCCACGCTTTTGTAGCACGACTCCAGTACACTGTTTTCCAATGTGCAACATCACTGAAATTTGTTTCTTTAATTATACATTGATTGTTTTCGATGTCAAGTACAACAAACATCGGCTCGTTTAAAAATTCTGTGACAATCTTACTGATTTCTGCAACTGCATTTTCGCCCCAAAGTCTACTTACCAATGTATTTATTGTAAAGTCAATAGGATCTAAACTGCCTTGATTCCATAATGCTTCTGGTCTGCCTCCGTTGTCTGGCATTCCAAGTCCTTTGTGTTCTGGTGCATTTTGGATATAAGTGTAGAATTCATTGTAGGTTGTATTGGCAACAAACTTTTGTAATGCATTTCTATCTGTGCCTCCTGCCCAATCTGTAATAGCTTTAACTTCAGATGATAGTTCTGACGCATACTTAACAAAATCATTTCTGTTGTGTGTCGCAACACTGTATAAAAATTTACCAGCTGTAGTTTCTGTGTTGATATATTCAGCAAAGCCACTCAAATTTACTTTACCGCCTGTACCTCTACCTTTTGCACTAACACCTTGGCCGTCAACATAGAAATCTGCAATTTTATGATTACTGCCTTTAGGAAAAAATACTGTATGTCCTTTTAACACGAATGTATATGCACAAAGAACTTCGCCATAATCGCTTGTAATTCTGTTAACATCTGCTTCACGGATTGCTTCTAATCCTACAATATGAGCACCTGTTTCCACATTATCAAGCATACTTACAAGGAAATCAAAGAATTCACTATCCTCAATACCTTTTAATACTGCTGCTCTAAAAACATCTTTATTGTCAAATGTAAGTCCATTTAAATTTAACGCATCAGGTGTAAACTGCTTACGTGACATATTACCATCTTTTGGAACATTGAACTGCACACCTACAGACTCACCATTAAAATTAACAATCAATCCTTGATCTCCATAATCTGGACTTCTACTAAAATGCTTGTATGGAACAGTTTTATAATTCAAACCTAACGCATCCAAACTTTCTTTTAGTTGATCAAATGTAGTAAATCCACAATTGCTTTTGAACCGTAAATGAACTGGAGTTTCTCCGTTGTGTCTTGTTACACGTTCTTTGTTCAACGGCAACCGTTCCACTAAAAACTTTTTTAGTTGTGTTTCAGGATACATCATTCTTGTGTCCACTTCTTATGTGCTAGTTTGTTTTGTTCTGCCCAAGTAATAAACAATCCTACTTCTCTACCATGTGCTTCGATTTCACTAGGCTTGTCCCAATAGTCAAATTCTTCTTCTGCACAATGATTTAGTTGACCTAGTTCATATTGTTTAACGTGAACCAGTTCGTGTGCAAGTGTAATCAGCATTTCACGTAAACGCAAACTACGCTTAATATCTATTTCATATTCATTTGAATCAACACGAATGCAACCGCCTAAACTTCTATCATTAGTCATTCTACGGAAACTAATTTCAACATCTGGATTAATGTTAAACTTATTGCAAACAAAATCTGCCATACTGTAAGCGTATTTGCGTTGTGCTTTGCTGCCGCCTTCTACGTAAATCATAATTGCTCCGGTGCTGTTCCAGTTAAGAAGTACATTTTCTTTATAATAGTATCAACATCGGCTTCTGTCAACCAACCCTTTACTGTGTCGTGCTCTTCTGTGATGCCTGGCAAATTGACCATTGTATTACCATTAAACACTCCAATTTCATAAAGGCCCTTGTTGCCACCATAGCTGCCGCTATGACTAACAATACTAAGTTCGTAGTCACCAAAAAACAGTACAACTTGTGTACCATCTAAAACTTGTTTAGGTTTGAAACTTTTATATGCTAATACAGTCATATTGCCCTCCTATACTTATTTTATAGCATAGGATGCATTTGCTGTCAACTATAATCTGCGAGTTATACGACCTTTTTCTAAATCATATGGCGTCATTTCTATACGCACTCTATCGCCTGCTACTAGTCTGATCTTAAACTGGCGCATCTTTCCGCCTGTATAACATACGACTATGTGATCATTATCTAACTTTACCTTAAACATTTGATTAGGCAGCACGTCTATAATGCTGCCTTCTACTTCTATAATATCATTGTTTTTCGGCATTATCCACTTTCGTAATGGACATGATTTTGTTTTCAGTTTTTATTTTCAAAACATCTCCTGGTTTCCATCCCATTTGCTCTGCAATTTCGTCTGGGATCTTCATTAGCACATTATCAGGATTGTCCGGATCATCCTCGAAAATGTCTTCTACTTTGTATTCAATCATATTTACCATCAATCCACCAAAAAGTTAAGGTCTTCTAAGTCTTCGCGCAACACAAAGTCATCTGGTAGTTTTACACCTTGACCTTCACGGATATGCTCAAGCATATGTTTAATATCTGTGATGCTAAATGCTGTATGTTTTTTTAAAACATTGTGTGCTTCTGTAAAATTAGCATTTGGTTTGTACCCAATAACCATCATTTGGTCTTTACTCCAATATCATTAAGCATACGTTCTGCAAGTGCTGTTGTGCGAAGTTGACTTTCAAGTTCCGCCATTTCATCGCAAATGCTTGCTGTTTCGATTGCTTCCCATAACAGCCCTGTTGTCCTATAAGGCTGTCTAAACATACCAGTAATGGTATATGCTTTCATTGAACTCATTCTTCGTATGGTTCCAACTTGTTTTCTGTAACTTCAACATAAGTGCCGTTTACAATCATCCAGTTACAACCCCAACTGTCATAACCTCGTTCTTCTAAGAACTCATAACGGCTTTGCCAATTGTCACTTTCAAGTTGTGCTTCATACTCTTCGTTAAGAGCTTCCTGTTCTTCTTCTGTAAAATGATTACCATAAAAGATAAAGTCCTCCCAGCAACCATCAAACGTTGAATCCATTTCAATATTCGAATAGTCTTCAAAGTCCCATTCGTCACCGTCTTCGCCGATAGAGTTTTCTAAACTTTCTTTTTCATCTTCGTTTTCAACACGGACAATAAACGTGCCATTACGCCAGCCTATTTCAGTATTAAGCATTTTACCAGTTTCTTCATTTTTAAACTGTTCGATTTCAATCATAGACTTTTTTGTATATGCACTTACTGCATATGTTTCGCCAATTTTTATTTCTGTAACACCATCATAATCCATAGACGATCCTCCTTTATGTTAAATAGTTTACTAGATAGGAAAGATAATGTCAACCAGAAAACGCAGTCTTGTTATTGTAACTTGCCTTAAAGACAAATATAAATTAGAAATGTTGTGTAGAAGTATTTTTGCTTTTTTAGAACCGTGTGACATAGTAATAATTTATAATGAAAGTTCTGAAAAATATACTGAATGGCTTGAATGGTTTAATTTGCTCAAAGAAAAAATATTAAAAAAGTTTTCTGTAAGAACATATTCTGGTCCTGATCTTGTTGGTATAGATAATTTTATTTATTGCAAAGATGATGGCTGGGTAAGACAACAAGCATTAAAATTACTTGCGTATAGTTTAGTAAACACGCTTGAATTTGTTACAATGGATAGTAAAAACTTTTTTATGGCTCCTTGTTCTTTAGATGACATTCAATACAGTCATCCACATAATTATTGGAGACGCCCACGTTTAGAAAAATATGTAGAACACTGTTGCAAATTACTAGATTATCCATACGGTGGCGAAGAAATGAGATTGCGACCAAACATTACTCCATATATTATAAAGACAAGATTCTGCAAAAGATTAGTAAAAAAATGGAATAACAATATAGACTTTTATAAATTTATTGTTGATACTGCAATGATTCCAGAACTTGCTCCTGCTGAATTTTTATTGTATGAAATTTTTGAATTAAAATCTGGAGTTAGAGATGATCTATTGCAAGATATAAAACATCCAAAAGTAAATTATTGTACAATATGGTTCCATACACTTAAACACTCACACACACCAAAAGGACTTTCAGAAATTGTGGCCAAAAAACGAAACGATGGTATTCTGGTAAGTGGTATACATAAAAAGGTAGATGATTTCCTAACACTTCAAGATGTAGAAATATTATTAAAACATTTAGGTATAGATTTTATTTTACCCCAAACAGTTTCGAGTCCGTTTTAATAAATACCTATAGAATAAAGGAGCGTGAGGGCGCATGGATTTTTTAACTCTAGTAGGAGATGTAGGTTTTCCAATAGCAGGGGCATTAGCAGCTGGAGGTTTTGTATTTCTTACTCTCAAATTTATACTTGCAGGTGTTACAGGCTCGGTAACTACATTAAAGAATATTATTGGACAGTTAGATAATCGAGTACAAACAATGAATAATGATCTTGTTAAAATTGATGCTTTATTAAGTTATACACTTAATATAAGGCCAAACGTAGACAGGATTGCAGCTAATGAAGGAAAAGAAGATGCCAGACGCGACTGATGATAAAGGTAAATTAGAAGTAAGTGTAAGAATACTAGGAAACGAACTAGTTGCACTTAGAATGGACGTAGACGATTTCAAAATGAAATGGTTAGTAGTAGGTGTAATTGCAATTGTAGCATTAGGATGGGCTGCTGGAGAATTTGGTCCACAATTAATGAGTATGTTCGGAGAATAAATGGAATTTGATCTAGCACAAGCGGTTAGCGAATACGGTTTTCCTATTATTGCTGCTATGGGCTTAGGATATTTTATCTATTTTATATGGAAATGGGTTACCGAAACCATAGATCCTGTGATTGGTGAAACAATGGGTACGCTGATCAAACTTGTTGATCGTGTGCGTATGCTTGATAATGATATGATTAGATTAAATCAAAAGCTATCAATGGTGCTAGAATATAGATCAAAATTAAATCCACAAAGACAAGATGAATTACAAAGGCTTGTGGATGAATATAAATCTACACAAAAGGCATTTGATAGCACGGGTGAAAAAGAAGCAACTAAACCCCAACCACTAAAGAAAAGGACAAGTAGATGAAATGTGAAAATTGTAAATGTGATAGTCACTGTGATTGTGAATGTCCAAACTGTAGAAATGATGTATGTCAAAACTGCAAATGTGAGAAGTGCAGTTAAATAAGTATCTACATGAGATACTTCTTAGGACAATGCGAATACAAATGGTCGCATACTGCCGAGCAAGGCAACGAGCGTATGGAACAGATTTGGATACGCAGAGAACTAGGCGAAGAGCTTTACCGAGAAATTAATGAAGAAGATTACAAACTTGTGTTATTACGTAGCAATGGTATTGTAGAAAATATATATTGTCGTTGCGATATATATGTAGATATTGACAATGCTGATAAAGCATTGTTATTTGAAATTAAATATGGAAAGCAAAGGATAGAATTAGCATGATGTGGATGGATTACACAATAAATCAAGCAGGTCCTCACTTCAAAGTCATGGGAGACTGGGAAGGCGAAGTTATGGGCGTAGCTCAAGACGGCACACAAAAAGATCATTACCTGTATAAACCTGGAGATGTATTCATTGTAAATGAGAACGGTTGGCTTGTAAAATCGGATGAAGTTAATGCGCTTTTGTTAAAGCACGAGAGTAACAAGTCTGAATAACTTCAGCAACCTTATCACTTACCATAGTTTCATAATGTGTATGAGCAACTTCAATGTGTTCCATATCTGTTCTATGACGCATTGATTCAATAGTACAAACACCATCATTAGGTCCGTTGTGATAAGGCACTGACCCTGCTGTGCTTACTATTTGTGTCCATGGTATGTCTAATTCAATTTCATTTGCTTCACGTATAGGATCACTGCGTCTGCCAATATCTTTAAATAATGGATAACTTGGTACAATATACTTTGCCCAGTCTGCTGTACTGCTACCACGGAATGGAGTGCTAATGCTGACGCCTCCAATAACACGCACATATTTTGTAAGATGTAGTGCATACAAACCACCCATGCTATGTCCTATTACAAAGTGTGGTCCTTTGCCTTTACAGTTGTCAGCAATCATTTCCAAGTTGTCATAGAAACGATTCATACTAGAATAGTTTACCATTATCTCATTTGGAAACTGTGTTTTTGTTTGCAAATATTTAAAACTAAGGCTTGTCTGATTAGCACCATGACACCAGATGACGTTGATGTCATCTGTTGTGCGCTTTTCTTCTGTTTTATATAAACCAAACCAGTTGGCAACATATTCTCTAAGTGGTTGCATACACTTATTTACTTGTTGCGATAAACACACCATTCCAGTCTGATGGTAAATCTTGTGTTTTCATATACTCACAACGTTCAATCCACATATCATAGTAGCCTTCCATCTTGTGATCAAAATGATCGTGTAGCAAACGACATTTATCTATAGCATCATCAAATCTTTGCGCACGATAATCTTCGTGCATTTGTTCGTGTTTCTTTTGTGCAGATACCCAGGCAGGTCCTATGTCATCTAGCACAGTGTAAATACTCAATCCTACTGATTTACCTTTTACTTGTAAGTCATCTACTTTGAGCCAAAAGAAGTCGTCTTTGATTGCTTCGTATGTGCTTTCTCCCACAAGTAATAAGCATCCGTATTCTTTACATTTGGATTCAACTCGTGCTGCTGTGCTGACAGCATCCCCGAGAACATCATAACTATGGCGCTTAGTGCTACCCATTTCACCAATATAGCCAAGCCCAGTATTGATCCCAGCGCCCATACCAACAGGCGGCCTTCCTTCTGGTATAATAATGTCTTCATTAAACTTCTCCACTGCTTTTAACATATCTAATCCACACTGTACTGCTGTGCGAGCGTGATTAGGATCGTCTACGGGTGCATTATGTATGTGCATACTAGCATCACCAATATACTTGATTATCATTCCGTCTGCGTCTAGCACAGGTTGTGTAATGGCATCCATATAGCCGTTCATTATTCTTGTGAGTCCTTGCACGTCATCGCCAAATGATTCACCCAATGGAGTAAAGCCACGCAAGTCTGAGAATACAATACTGACTTCTCTTTTGGTGCCTTGTTTGATAAGTGCAGGATTTTCTTGCAATATTTTTACAACTGCTGGTGATGCATAACCTTCGAATTGTTTCTTTATTGCTTGTTTTTGCAAGAACTCATCTATGAACTTGAGCACATAGCGTTTTAATCCTACTAAAATTAAAAATGCTGCTGGTATAAACCCGTCGACGAGCAATCCGTACTGTGCAAATATATAGTAACTACCATATAGGCCACCGCCAACTGCCAACACAAAAAAGGCTATGCCGAAATACGTCCATCGTGCGATTAAAATAAGTATTATACCTGCTGCTACAAAGGCGGCTAACTCTGCCCATTGTTCTGCATCTGGTTGTCTTGCAATGTTTGATTCATTAAAAACTGTACCTAACATTGCTGCTTGGATTTCATGTGGAAACACTGAACCTGCTGCTGTTGCAAGTGGCTGTGTTACACCTGCTGCTGTAGGTCCTACAAACACTATACCTCCAGCAAAATCATCTGGTAAATCTACTGCGCTGTAAGACTTTGACTTTTGACTCCAGTCTATCCATACTTCGCCTGTTGGTGATGTTTGTATAATACCAAACTGTGGTATACGCAACTTGTCTACACCCATAGGAGATAGTTTGATTTGGAAACTTGGATCACCTGCTAATACACGAAGCACTTCCATAGTAACATTTGGATACAATGTGCCTCCGGATTCAACCACTAATGGTATGCGTCTAGTTACACCATCTATTTCTGGCCAGCTGTTTGTAATGCCTGACCCAACTGCTGAATTTTCGATATCGGGGACATTTGCAATGATTCCTGGCACACTAGGAATAGTGTAAAGATAATCACTGTTAACGATAGTAGCACCAGGATTGATTGGTTCATTTTTATTTTCCTCTGCCCCCAGCATTGTGATAATAACTGGAAGTTGTGACATAGTCAAGGCAAGATCGATATCCTCGCCTTGACGGTCTGTTTCGCTCATCAACACGTTAAACACAACTAGTCCAGCGCCTCTGGCATACAACTCCTCTATGAGGCTACCATAATCACCTCTTGGCCAAGGCCATTGCCCGTATTCCTCTAAACTTGATTCGTCAATGTTAACAGTGTAGATGTTGTTTTCTACGGCTTGCTGATTCACTATCAGTGTATCAAAGTATCGTAGTTTAAGACTTTCTAAGAACGGTGGATTGCTGTACATCACCCACGCAAGAATGCCCAAAACTATAATGCTCCAAATAGGGGAAAATATTATCTTTTTCATTTATTCACATTAATCCATACACAATCTACTGTCTGATTTTTGTCTGTAACAAGCACACTTGCTGCGCTCATAGCTGTGACACAAGTATCTTTATCTGGATAGTTGCCTAAATGATATGTTTCCATTTGTTGTGTGCTAGTTAAAGCTAACCATATTAATGCCCACATAAAACTTTCTCCAATAATTCTTTTTTCAAATGCTGGCCATTTTTGTTGAGAAAATCTCTAATATGGTCGTTGTTTTCTTTAGTATCCAATGGCATTGCTTCTCCGATCATTTCTGTGTCTGCAGGTAACTGATCAGCCACAGGTATTGTTTTTTCAAATTTCATTGCCCTCTCCTCACTGGTATTTATTCTTCTTCTTCCAGTACGTCAAAAAACATTTCAAATAATATAAGGAATATCATTACTACAAGTGCTGCAACGATCGTAAGTGGGATTAATATTGCTTTTACCCAGCGTGGTTTCTTTTCAATCCAGTGTATAACACGTTTTATATATTTTTTTATACTTTCAGCAAAAAAGTTACTTAGAGTAAAACGCACTAGTCGCATAACAATCAGTATAGGAGATGTGAGTACATCAAACAGTATCAAGAATAGGTCTACGGATAAGTCCACAATGTGATCCACATTGAACCATTTTTTTATCCGTTGCCACATTTACTTCTTCCAATTGTTTTTAGCCGTTAACTTTTTCTTAAGGGCATCCATTTCTTCTCGTTTTTTTCTTGCTTTCTCAACTTCTTTCATAGTATCTTCATACCAGTTGCTGTTGTCTACCTTCTTATCATTCTTCTTGCGTACTGGAGGTTTTTCAGGTCCGGATACCTCCAATACACTACTGGGCTCTTCCTCTCTCTTGGTTTCAGTTTGAACCCTAGGTGTCGGTGGAGAAAAACTTTCTCGGAGTCGTTTGATTCGTTCTTGGAGGTTTTGTTGTTTTGACTCATAATACCTTTCATACATTTTCTCCTTAAATCTTTGGTCCACTAGTTCCTCAACGTATGGCTTTAACATACTCATCAATAATTTTCGCAGCATTACCAATTTCCGTTAAAAGCACCAATCACATAAATTATAACTCCTAATACTAACGCACCGGTTAGAGCAGCAAGTGTACCTACAACGAATTCTAATATTGCTTGCTTACGTTCTTCTGCTGCATAAATTGCTTCTTTGCGTTCTTTGCGCATTTTTGCTTCAATAGCAACTATTTCATCCCAAGCACTAGGACCATAGAAGAAACTGATGTAACCTTTGAGTTCATCACGCATTTCTTTTGCTTTTTGCTTGTGTCCCCAGACTTCCAATGCATTTTGTTCTATTTGGCTTTGACCAAATATCTTTTTAAACATTGGTGGATTTTCTGCCTGTCTATGTGCAAAATCTAAATCACTGATAGATGTTGCCCATTGGTTAAGTGTGCCAGCCATATCGCTAAGTTCTTTACCTGTGTCAATAGCTGATTTTATTCCTCGGTATGCTGCCGTGGCCATACCAAGTGCTGATACTGGATCAATCATTCACCCTCTCTTTTCTAGCAGTTTGCCCTCTGCTATTGATATTTATATAAAAAAGAGGTTATGTATTAGTTTATTATATATTCTATTCCAAAAACCAATCCTACATTTACTGTGTCATCGTGCCAAGTTTCATATGATGGTGCTACGAATGCTCTTACAGAACCATAATCATATGTGCCTCTTACATAAGGTGCAATTGGACCAAATGCTGGATACCCTGTAACGCCTGCCAGTTCTATACCTATGTTGTCCGTGATTTCCATCCTATGTCCTACATACACACTAAGCCTATCAACGCTGTTGTAGTATGCTCCTGCTATAGCGCCATCCTCTATATACCTTACGTGTGGATGAACATTGTTATAACTATCTGCTAGTCCTACGTGTGCGCTTAACGCTAGAGAGAATATTATCGGTTCCATTAGTTTTGACTCACTGTTACGTTGCAACCATTACCATTAGTGCAAATACCTGTCAGGCTGTAAGTCTTGTTTGTGTTTGTGTTATTAGTAGTCTGATTGCTAGTCACTGAATAAGCACCGCCGCTGTTTGTGAGATCAACTTCAAATGAATGTGCCATAGTGCCACGTTGACTGGCATCTACACTGTGATCATCACCTGTAAGCACTATGTCTGCCCATTGTTGTCCACCATTGCCTCTTTGATATAGTTCTACTGTGTTGCTGTCGCCTTGTATTTCTATAAAACCATCGTGTCCTGCTTTGCCTTTTTGTGTATGTGTAACTGAATTGTCATCACCATTTACAACATTTGCTATATGATGTCCGGCACCACCACCACTGGCTCTGTTGGTGTCTGTTTGATAACTGTCTAGCATATTATTATCGCCTGTAACAGTCCAGTATACTTCGTGATCACCAGTTTCGTCACCGTCTACAGTGTTATCTGAATGCTTGCCTTGCCAAGCATTGACAGCATTATAATTACCCGATACTACAACACGGCTAAAGTTATTGTCTGATCCTTGATAACTATCTAAGTCATTGCTGTCTCCGTCGGCTTCTGCATACGATTCGTTGTAATCACCGTTTTGATATATTACGATTGTATTGCCATCATCACTGTAACTACTGCCAGTTTCGGCGTGAGCATCATTGTTGTCACCTAGTTGTGTAACGCTCATTGTGCAGTCTTCACCGTGACAATCTATCACAGCCGCATTATTATCGCCAGTCTGTGTTAGAGTGCTACTACTATCTCCTATATCAGCATTGTAAAATCCAAGCGTATTGTTGTTGCCTGTTTGTGAATAAGTGTATGTTGAAGGACCATAACTTCCTAACAAACCTTTGTTTGATAGATTATTCAAATCACCAATCTTGTTATTTTCTCCATCCTGAGTGATAGTCACAGTGACATCGTCACCTATCTGATTAATATAGATTTCATTACTAGAAGTTACGTTGGGTAATAGTAATACTATTCCCGCCGCCCACGCCAACACGGTAGCCGTATTCATAAAAACTCTCCTGTTCCATATCTATAGTGTATCCATAACCTTGATCCAATGTAAGTTGGAATATGTGCTGATCACCTTCTTGTCTACGCACGACAAAATTAGGAAATGGTTCATCATAAAAAATATTTGTTTCTGGATCAAGTCCTAAAAACTTTACATCTAATAATTCTTGGTTTTGCACTGTAAGTTCATCAATCCACTGTGCTAATATCTCCTGTAGTTGACGTTCCATTTCGTCTACCCACACAGGATTCAAGTAGGTCATATTGTCTAAGTCTGTTACCCAAATGTTTTTGATGCCTTCTATCAATGGATCTTTATCCAGTTCATCAAACTTTAGGAAATCAATGTCCAACAGATTGGTCTCTGGATAGCGTTTTACTATTTCTTCTGTGTATGGGTCTACTTTTCTTATTATTAACATTGATGTAAGCATATTTTCAGGCAAGTCTAATATCACTGTAGGACCAGGTATCGCTCCGCTGTGTGGCACCACTGTGGTTTGATATGCTTGGTTCATTATAACCTGTCCAACATCTGATTCAACTGATATTTCGCCCACAATACATTGTCCTGATGCATCACAACTTGGTAACAATGTTATCATTGATCCACCTACTTCATCTATAATCATTATAAAGTCTGTGCCTCGCACGTTGATTGTAGCACTTGGTGTTCTTATATTCACACGTTGTCTGCTGTTCTTTGCTATTTGTCCTGACGCATAACGCACTGCTCCTAATGTGGCTTTCATACTTAGTGCGCCAGTTTTTGTGTTTGGGTCATAGATAAATTCGTCTATGGTCATACGTGAATGTTCTGTAACATCAACACGGGTCTCATCCACAAAGTCCATACGTAAACTGCCTTTGCCTGTGATGATCCTATCGTTCATCTCAAGCCCAAGTCCTACTTCGCCGTCATACTTGAGTTGTTCACGTTCAACAACACTGCTGCCTTTATGCTGTGCTATTTCCCCAATGCTTGCGTATACAGGTGTGGTTAAAATTAATAGACTAATCAGACTGCGTAATATCAACATCATGCTCGTCACCTGAGAATGTAGCATCTACTGTGTTGTCTTTAACACCGCTTTGTTTAATGTAGTAGTTACTGCCGCCGCCGGTGATGTCAAGGGTAACGCTGTGTCCTGCACTGTCGCCATCTCCATCTTGATCTATCTCGATTACCGTACCACCTTGTCCTGATGTGTATGTTGATGTTGAATCTGATGTTGTTGCTGTGCTTATGGTGTTACTGTTATCTAATGTAATGTTTACTACTGCGCTTGTTCCATCTACTTCAGTGATCAATATGTTTCCGTCACCGTCTACTTCAAAGTCTACCTGTGCTCCGTCAGCATCTGCTGTTTCACCAATTTCTAGATAGTACTTGTTGGTATCGCCTTGTGTTGCAATATTCAGCGTAACGTTTTCACAGTTTACACCTGATGTATCATCACAGACCAAATCAACAAAATTGTTGTTGCCTGTAAAAGTCCAAGTACCAGTATATGAATTACCTTTTATTTTAGCATCAATAATATTGCTGTTACCTGTTTGTGTTATGCTGAACGTCATATCATCACCGTCCAGAGTTACATCGGTGGTTGAATCACCAAACTCGTTATCTGTTCCATCTTGGGTAATATCCAAGTCTAATGTGTCACCAATTTGTGTGATGTAAATCTCGTTTGCATACGCTGCACTTGCGAGAACCAATGACAGGATAGCCCCGTATAGTATTGCCCTCATTTTATATCATCCTCCGGCTTACGCCAAACATATTTATCCGTCCCTCACAGCCACATAAATACAAAGATATTTAGTGTAAATATTTTTACAGTAAAGTAGGTGTTTAATGAATATAAATACAGTTATGAGCGCATTAGAAAAAGCAGAAAAAATACACAAAGAACAACAAGAATTTTGGGATACATTCGACGAAATTTGGCCTGTGCAAGACCGTCACTATGACGATAAATGCTTACACGACGAAGTAGATGATTTTATAATAGATAGGATTTCATCAGCTCTAAAAGAGTGCAATCACAATCGCACACACACTGCTGATAAATTAGGAATAAAAAGGGAAACGCTTTTGGCTAAGATGAAGAAGTATTGTCTTCTTTAAACTTCCACAGTTTTTGTTCAGCGCCTTGATAAATTAATTCTATAATTGCTGCTTCTATGGCTTGACGCACTGCATAGTTTGTTGGTTCATTTACTGAATATCCAGTTTCTATTTCCAATGCTTCTGTGCCTAAATCAAAAAACTTAAATGCGCTCGCACCTTGTCTGTAACTTGCTATTGATTTTTCTGCTGCTACACTTACTAGTACACGCCCTGTGCTAACACTTACAAGACGCATAGCAACTGTTACAGTGTCAACTCTGTATTCAACTGCTGTACCTACCCCCAAATACATAGCACCATTACCGCCAGTTTGAATATTGCTATCATAACCTACGATGCCGCCTTCGACTAACACACCTGCAAACTTCATTGCTGCTAATGGTGTAGGATTGTCTTTTTCATAGTTTTCTCTTGTGTTACGTATAAGTTGACGTTCTTTAATAACGTGATCCATTCCGCCACGTTCTACAACTTCA